TCGTCTCCTGAGTTTGTGGCGTTGGAGTAGTCTCCTGAGTTTGTGGCGTTGGAGTAGTTTCCTGAGTTTGTGGCGTTGGATTTGTATCCTGAGTTTGTGGCGTTGGATTCGTCTCCTGAGTTTGTGGCGTTGGAGTAGTCAATATGAAGATTAAAAACATCCATGCATGGAATATTATTTTTTATTAAATAATCCACACATTCTTGTGATGTTCCTGAAAGTAGAACTTCACATTTTTTACATTTACACTTTTCACCACCATCTATAAAAACAACGTCTTTTTTTTGTGCAACAATAATTCTAAAAACTTTCCCGCCATTTAATAGATTCCAGCTTTGGTTTGTGCCAAAAACTGGCGTAAAATGTAATCCTCCGCCACAACAATCTTTTCCACCATCCCAGTCAGGCGCTGATGCCACGCCTTCTTTAGGCCAAACAAACCCGTTATAGCTAATTGAATTTTCGTTGTCAGACCTTATCCCATAAATTAGTTTTTCCATGACATTTCCTTTTTTTGTTTGTGAATAAACTAGACAAATCATTGCATATTAAAAAACAAATGTCAACATAAATTTATTTTTTTATAGATACCACGGTTGCAACCCCACCGATTGCTCCAACAACCATGCATACTACACCGACAATAGACGATATGACAATAGTGTTTTTACCCTTGCTTTTTATAACATCATCTCTAAACAATATTTCTGCTTCAAGCCCTGTAACCTTACCCGACAGCCTTAAAATATCAACATCTTTTGAATGTAATAATTTTGTATACTTAAGCGTTAGTTTTTTTTCTGCTTCTTTAATTCTAACTTTGCATATGTTTTCAGATAAAGCCAATTCATTATCAAGTGATAAAACATCGTCAATCAATCCTGTAAGCTGGGTGTTTTTAATTATGCTTTCTTTTTTTCCGTGTGGATTTATGTCAATATGAAGAACTGTTTTCGATGCTTTCTTTAGTCCACTAATCGTCTTAGTTTGGTCTATTATTTTTATCCTGTAGACATCATTCTTTTTTCTTTCAATTTCCACATTGCCGTTTAAAATGTTTAGTTGTGTGTCAAAATCAGCGGTGATATTTACAATTTCTGTTTTATGACTGGTTTTCATTGCAGTAACATTGTCATTGTTTTGTTTATTTATTTGTTCGATATGTCTTTTGTGTTCGCTACTATCTATCGTGGTTTGAGATAAATAAACTGTGATTCCAGACAAAACTAGGCAGGCTATAATCAATCCTATTATTATTTTATTTTTCATGATACGACATTCTTTTCAAATATAATTATATACATATTAAAGTTTGAACCTGTGAATGTAATAACATCTTTTACAAAATATCCAGAATAAATGCCTTCCTCAATTGCTTTATCATACTCAAAAGCCTTGCGTTCGTCTGCACCACTTATCAACATCGTATATTGTTTTTTCAAAACATATCCTCCTGCTTTTCTGTCGGCTGTCTCAAGTCAGTGAATAAATCACTCGCATCAGCTATCCGCTTTTCTGCTATCTCAAAATACTTTTCATCTTTTTCAATGCCTATGAAGTTGCGGTTTAGTTTCCGGCAGGCTACCCCTGTAGTTCCTGATCCCATTGTGAAGTCCAGAACCGTGTCACCTTCGTTGGTGTATGTTTTAATCAGGTAGTCCATCAATGCTACTGGTTTTTGAGTGGGGTGGCTTTTCCCATCTCTTTTTGCATCGCTTTTAAAAAAAAGAGTTTGTTGTGGTGGCTTATACCATTGCCTATCCCTGCTTTGTCTTATAAGAGGATTTTTAGAATGCCTCATTTGTTCACCGTTTTTTGATTCAGAGTTGTTTTTTCTGTAACACGACTTGAATTCTTCCGGTGTCCTTTTTATCATTTGTCTGTTATATGTCGGCTGTTTTACGTAAAACACCACAACGCTTTCTACGTTTCTCATTGGTTGTCTTTTTGCTAACATAGTTCCGGTTGGTCTACTTTTGACCCAAATCCACTCATACTTAAACCAATCAAGATTAGACATAATCAGCTTAGAGGTAAACGGCTGAGAGGCACACATAACTATTGCAGCATTCTTTTTTGTGACTCTTTTAATTTGCTCCCACATTGGAACAAAGGGAATTATTGTATCCCAAGCACAAGCGGTAGTTCCAAATGGGGTATCGACCATAATCATGTCAACAGACTTGGCCTCAAGCTTTGGCAGCTCAATCAGGCAATCGCCTTCAATTAATTTTATCATTAAACCTCCTAAAAATCGTAGTGACCATATTTTTTAAAATTGTCCGTAACTTCTTTTTCTATTTCCTCAGAAATTCTTTCGTTAATTTTTTCGCTTTTGCTTTCCATCCACTGGGTTAAAATAAATTTCTTGTGGATTAATATTTTGTTTGCAATGAGTGTTCTAATTTTAAGTATTTTTTTACTGTCATTATTTTCTATAAGAGACATTGCACTTTCCAAGTATCTAATTCCAGATTTTAAATACTCGTGGAAATCTAAAAATTCTGTGTCAGTCATTTCTTTTCTCCAAGATTCTTTAATCCCCAGTCCTTAAAAATAGGGCAATCAGTTTGTAAAAATAACTCGGCAGTTTTTTTTGTTTCCAATCTTTCAATTTCTGGAACAATAAAATTTATAATTTCGTTTGCTCTTTCGCCTTTTTCTTGGTGTTCTCGCAGTACGTTTAATCTTTTATAGAAAACAATCAGTGAATCTTTTTTGAAATCTGTTTCGCTTGAACTAAAAGAAGACTTAATGGATACTTGTCTTTTTTCTAAATCAATAACGTCTAATAAACATTCTTCTTTTGAAAACACAACTACAACCTTTAGTTCGCAAAAGTCTGACCAATACATGTTCGAGTCTCCAAATCTTTCCCACTTAATCGCCACTATATTCTCCTCTATTTTGGTTTTTGTCATAAGTTCTGCTTTCTAAATATGCAACAGAACCCTGATGCACAGACCTGCCAATAGCAACCGCAACGGCCACGTTACATGTGTGACCAAATATTTTTGCAATAGCGTCAGGGTCATTATTGACAATGGTGAATGCGTAAATTCCCATAATGGTTATTATCGAAAATATTGCAGCTTTTAATCCCCAATGTGGAACTATTTGTTTAGACACGATACACACCTTAATATAAAGTCTTGTTTTTCTTTCACACGAGATTTGTCATAACTATTGTATGCCTCGTCAGAGTCTTCGAAATCATGCTTTTCATAATGTTCTTTACGATATTTTTCACAATGGTATTCTGCGAAATCGTATATCACGCATTTTAAGTGCTTACATTTTCCGCACATTTTGTTTACATTAAAAAGTCTCACAAATGGTCTGACAAAAACTGCCTCAAAAGAATCTGTGAATGACCTTTTTATACACCACCAAAACTTATTTATTAAATTGTCCATCTTGCCATCTTTCCCCTTGTGTCTAGGTGGTTTCGATTAAAATAACAGCCAATCCCGCCATTATAAAATGCATCAATCTGTACGGCAAATGATTTTAAAAATTCACCTGATTGTGTAACGCCATTTAACTTAAATTTAATATCAGCACCGTCAGCATGTTCTGGCAAATGTCTTGAGTTTTTGCTTGCGTTTTTCGTGCGTCCATTTTTATATTCACACCTCAATCCGCCAGAAACAATAAGCTCAACTCTTTCGCCAAAAAAAGAATCTCTTAACAGGTCGTGCAATTCCTCAAGAGCGTCAATTAAAGATTGTCTCGGCTCGTCATATCCGCAATCACACGAACATGCAAATTCATATCTAGAAAAGTGTCTACTTAAATCGCCCATTTAATCCTCCCAAAACAAATAGCCAGCCATAAATCCGGCAAGGAATGCAACAATGGCAACCAATAAAAAATAAAGTTCAGTCGTCATTAGTTAATCCTGACTGGCATAATAACTGTCAAAAAGTTTTCTTCACTATCTTTCGTCACAACACAGGGAGAGAGTTCGTCTGTCAAATTCAAATAAACAAACTCGTCTTCTATTACATTCAAAACATCAATAAAATATGATGCGTTAAAGCCCATCTCAATTTTGTCAGAACTGTATTCACAATCAATAACCGTATTTCCGTCACCTCTATCTGCATCACTAGCCTGCACAGTCAAATTGTCGTTATCAAAAGTCATCTTTACGCCCTTGGTATTTACTGCAACCAAGCTCGCTCTTTTTAATGCGTCACTTAAGATACTTTTATTAACTTTCGCCACACAGTTTGCATCTTTTGGTATAACCATGTTATAGTCTGGAAAATCGCCCTCAATCAACCTAATACTTAAAGATAGATTAGGTGTCGTGTAAATCAATGCTGGTCCGTCTAGCGCTAGTTTGGGCTGTTCCTTGTCAGATTCTAGTAAGCTTTTGATCTCTACAACGCCTTTTTTAGGAATGATAACGGTTTTGTCGAAAATATCACCACATTTTACATCAATTTTTGCAAGTCGGTGTCCATCAGTACTGACACACCTGACACCATTTTCGGTTGGCTCAAAGTTAATCCCGTTTAAAAACAATCTTGGGTCGTTATCTGCAACACAAAACAAGGTGTGATTAAATAAATTCAACAACGAGTCTTTGTCAACTTCTTTTCCTTCAATACTTGAAACGTCTGGTCTTGGAAATTCATCTCCTGATATTGAAACCATATTGAATGAAGTTTGTGAGGTTGATATTTTAACTCCGTTGGTAGAATGTTCAATAACAATATTTCCAGACGGTAAACTTTTAACCCACTTAAACATATCGTCTGCATTTACACAAAAAGAACCTTCGCCTTCAATAATTGCGTCATACTTTGCTTCTGAAAACATTTCTAAATCTGTAGCAGTAACAGAAAATATATCGCTTGATACTTTTTCAAAAAGTATTGTTGATAATATTGGCATTGTTCCTTTTTTCATTGCAATATTTGTTGTGCGTCCAAGTGCTGTCATCATTGTTTCTTTATTTGTTGTAATTTTCATTTGTTTCCTCCGATTGTTTGTCTGAAATTTTTTCAACTATCGTGTCGAGCTTTGTATTGACATCATAAAGCATTAAAAGAACACAAAAACCAAGAATAATTTTATTTATTTCATACGACACAATTATTCTCCCTGCTTAATTCTGAGCAAAATTAAATACCCAATCAAATCCAAAACAACATCCTCATCTTCTCCACCAATTCCAGTTTTAATTCTTGACAATTTATCGTCAATTCTAACCAAGATTTGTTCAACAGAATTTGATTTACTAAATATTCTTGTTGGATTTAAAGCACTGTCTCCGTACTTTTCGTTTTTCTTTTTAAGCAAGTCACCAATTATATTTAATTGTTCGTTTACGTTTGTGTTAAAGTCGTTTTCGATTGTTTTTTGTTCTGGAGCTTCGGGCAAAGAGTCTCCGACATCCTCCATTGCCGCTACCCATCCACGACCTCCATCATCAGTATTGCCATGCGACACTGATAGTGTATATTCTGGGAAGTTTTCGCTTGCAGGAACAACATGGTCGCAATCGCCAATTTTTGGTTCTTTATTAAAAACAATATCTTTCCACTCGTTTGCTCCAAGGGGTTTTAAATAATCGTTTGTCAGTTTTGTTGCTGGTTCTTTATTTTCCTCAAAAAACTTAGCATTTTTTTTGTTTAATTCATTAAGCGGCCAGTCGTCATGAAGTTTAACATATGCCTCTGTGGACTCTGTAGATGTTTCTGGAACAATAATTCCACCATCTATAGCATCGCCATTTGCTTTGGCATCGTTAATTACATTCCAGTCTTCCACGCTGGTTGTTACGCAATCATCGCTACAAAACAATGCTGTATTGTCTTCAATAAACCCACCATCAAGAGCTTCTTCTTTTGCTTTGTCGTCATCGGATTCGTTTGGAGACTTATCTCGCTTGTCAATTTCTTTTTGGACATATATGAGTTCGTTATATTCTTCCACATTTTCTGCGGCAAGGTCTATTTTGTCTCCCAATTCCCAAGATTTTTCAAATCCCAAAATTGAAATCAAATCTCTTTTTTCGTTTAACAAATATGCAAGGTCGGCAACTTCTATTGTGTACTTGAATTTATTGTCTCCAAATCCGGCATAATAATTTTCATCAATTATTATATTTGTTTTTCTTCTTTTAATTTCATTGTCTATTTCTAATAGAAAACCATACTTTTCTGTATCGCTTATATACTTCCCTCTTTTTTCCCAATCAACACCAAGTTTAAGGCTTTTCGGGATACTTTCCTTATCCATTTTCAACTGCTCGTCAGAGAAATATTTAATGTAGTCTGCAACCATTATTCCACCTCCAATTTTGATACGTTAATTTTTCTTGTTTTGCAATCAAGCTCAATAAGTTGAGTTCCGATTTTGCATGGTGCGTATTTTCCTGCCGCATAGCTTCCAAAATATCCCATAAAACTTCCACACAATACTGTAAAGACTTCTTTTTCTTCAACTCTATTTCGCCTCTGATTAATTACATATTGAATGTGTGAACAGTGTGCCGACTCGTGAACATGACCTGACATGATGATATCAACGCTCGCATATTCGTGTTTTTTTCTTGCGGAACTTAATTTTGTCAACTCGTACTGTGACCCACCGCTACCATGTAGTGTAAAAATATCATAAGCCAGCCTTGGATTAACTTTAATCGTATGAAACGCCACAGACGGGAGTCTTATAGTTCCAATTTTATTACAAATAACCTCTTGTAAATCAAGACCAACAGATTTAAAAACTCTTTCCTCATGGTTGCCGTCATGCATTGACAACAGCAAACCTGCGTCCTGTAGTGGATTAAAAATCTCTACTGTTTTTTCGATCTGTTTGTTTATATCATAATCTTGAGTTGCCAAAGATGCTCCGGGACTTGTCTTTGTTGCAGTCTCACAGTAATCTCCGGTTCCAATTACATAAATGTTATTCTTAATGCAGTATTTAACAACTCTTTTAATTAATGGTTCATTTACTGTGGCACTTCCCAAATGTAAATCTCCAAGACCGATAAGCCTAATCTTACCTTTTCTCGGTTTTAAGTCAGAATAAACCATCAACGGATTGTCTTTTGTCATTTTTTTATTTCTCCTTTAATTATCAAATAACGTAAATTCAGGCAAATATCTTACATGGGCTGTACCCATTTTGCCGCCTCTATGTTTAGCCACAATTATTTCTGCTTCGTTTGGGTCAGAGCTTTCATTATATTGCTCGTCTCTATAGATAAACAATATTTTATCAGCGTCTTGCTCCAAAGAACCAGATTCTCTTAGGTCAGAAAGTATTGGTCTTTTGTCGGTTCTTTTTTCAAGCTCTCTATTTAACTGACTTAAAACCACTACTGGCACTCCTAATTCTTTGGTTAAGTTTTTCATGGCTCTTGAGATTGTCGCAATTTCTTGCTCTCTTGAAAACACCTTATCATAACTCTTCATTAATTGCAAGTAATCAACAATAACCATATCCAGACCGTGTTTCGATTTCATTCTTCGAGCTTTTGATTTAATGCTTATTTCGTTTAAGTCTGCACTGTCGTCAATATAAATTCCACAGTTATTTAAAATGTCGGCAGCTTCTCCAAGCCCCTTCCATTCTTCGTCAGATAAAGAACCCTCTCTATACCTCTGGGAGTCAACTCTAGCAAGCGAGCAAAGCATTCTGGCAACTACTTCTTTCTTTCCCATTTCTAAAGAGAATATTCCAACCTTCTTTTTATAGGCAACGGCAGATTGGACAGCGATATTCATCGCCAAACTAGTTTTACCCATAGCTGGCCTTGCTGCGATAAGTACAAGCTCGTGATTTCCAAAACCAGTTGTTATTCTATCCAGCTCTCCAAGTCCACTCGCAATTCCACTCACGTTAAAATTATTGCTACTTAAGTTTTCTATATACTCAAATGTGGGGTCAAGTAAATCTTGGATTAATGAAAATGGTTTTTTAGTCTTGTTCGCAGATAAATCGTAAACTCTTTTTTCGGCACCGTCAATAAAATTATCTATTGATTCCGGCTCAGAAAAAGCAAGCTCAATCGTTTCCCCCGAAACTTTTATTGCCTCCCTCAATATAAATTTATCTTTAATGACTTTTGCGTAGTTTATTATGTTGGCACTGGTGGGAACTTTGGACGATAATTCTGCAATGTAATCAATACCGCCAACCTTGTCAAGAGTTCCAAGGTTTTCGAGTTTGGTTTTAAGGGTTAATAAATCAATCGGTTCATTGTCTTTGGCGAGAGCTATACAGCCCTCATAAATCATTTGGTGTGAAGGGTTATAGAAATGTTCCTTAAAAAGAACATCTGAAACAGCGTCAATTCCCCTTCCGTCAATTAATATTCCTCCAAGTACAGCCTGTTCTGACTCCGTAGATTTTGGTGGTATTCTTCCGATCATTTATTATATCCTTTTTGTATATAACAATTAATGTTTTGAAACCATAACACTTTAAAACACAAATGTCAACATAAAACCACAAAAGACAGCCCGAAGGCTGCCTTAAGTATGGAGGCTGCATGGGGAAAGGATAACCACGCAACTATATGTGTATCATAAATTTATTCTGTTGTCAAGTTTTTTATTTTATTATCTATAATGTCTTCAATTTTGTGTGATATTTTTTCAACAACAAGTTCTGCAACTATTTTTTTGTCGCCATTTCTCATATGTTTAATTTCTTCTGTTATGAAATCTAATTTTGTGCTATGTATTGAGTCGTTCAAATTAAGTTTGTCTATTTTTGTGTCCATATATTGAATGGACGATTTTGCGTAACCAAGCTCTGATGTTGCTTTTGTAATGTCGGTTCTTATTTTGTTTACCTTTTCAAAGATTACTGACTGGCTTTCTGTGCAGTTTGCTTTTGTTTGAATCAAGACCCCTTCAATAATTTCTTTCTTCTTGGCTTTCTCGGCTTTTTTATTTGTCCACCAAACAGTAAACAAAACTCCGAGTATCGTAAAAAAACCAACAACAATATTTATGGCAATCGGTATCGTCATTTCTGTCCCCTAGAAAGATGAAATTTCTTTTATTGACACTGAAGATATTTTGTCAAGGACATTCATCGTAAATACGTTTCCTGAGTTTTGATATACTCTTATGTCTATGTTTTCTCCACTTAAAAGATGCACTTTGGCATTCCCATATATTCCGGTTACGGAAGAGCCGCTTACTACAGATGTTATACGTGCTATAGTCCTTTCAAAAATTCCTCCCTTGTATATTGCGAGATATATAAGTTTTGATGCAACGTGTGTTCCGGTAAGGCTAATTCTAGCCGAAACATCTACATACATGTTTCTGTGTGCAGTATATTTCCATGCAGAACCGATGGTCACTTCATAGCTATTTGATCCAGACGCATAATATATGTCAGGAATATTATAATCAACAATTTCATAAGCCCCAGACGCTATAGAAAGATTTGCACTTGTTGCAGAAACGTCATATTGCATAAGCGGAATTTTTGTTATATTAAGCGAGTCTCCGTCAAAAAACATTTCTGAATCGCCACCAGTACCCATAATTATTTTAAAGTAATCCGGAAAGGCAACGTCTGATTTTGGAACAATGTTTCCAGAGCCAACCACGTCAGACTTTACTATTAAGTCTGTTCCGTCATAATAAATTTCTGCATCGCCGCCAGTACCAAGAATAACCCTTTTATTATCTTTAAGCGTAATATCGCCGATTAAATCAATATCATTTGCCTGAATGTCTGGCAACATTGCGTCTGGGATGGTTAATGTTCCGCCAACCCTGTTTGTTCCCCAAGTTCCAGATACCGACCCAACAAAGATAACATTTCCTAGAAAAGAACAAGAGCTTATAAATGTTTTTGTTCCGGCAAAGGCTAGAGTGTCGCCTATTGACTCCCCTGACAAGTTTGTTTTTTCAACAACACCGCTAATTAATATGTTGTCTACGCTTCCATTAAACTCTATTGTGGCGTTTGGAGCCGCCCTAGTGTTGTCAACAAAAACATTAGATATGATTATGTCTTTTGCGTTGGTTATAGATACATTTCCGTTTATTGATATAGAAGATAAAGAAGCCTTAGAAACTGTTGAAGAACAAAAAACCCCCGTGGTTCCAGAAAACACAGCATCAACAGGAGTTCCAGATGCCGTTATATATACAACCCTAAAGCTTATGTCGGACAGAACTTCGCTTATGTAATATGTTCCGGCATCAGCGCCAGTAGATATTATCAATTCAGAACCAACACCGCTTCTTTTAATGTCTCCAGACGATATATTTACGGTGTTTGTTCCCGCAATAGTTGACGATCCGGGAGACGACACAAATCCCAATATATCAATGCCAGCGTAAAACACAGTGGTATACAGGCTTTGTGTCCCAGAAAGAGTAACCAGAGAAGGAATAAACACGTTTGCCGTTATTCTTTGGTCAAAACTTCCAGACATATAAACAATTCCACCACCCCGTTGATTACACTTAAATAATGCATCTTGCAGCGGTGCGTCTTCGTCTAAAATTTCTGAATGAAAAGAGCTAATTCCGTCACCGACAAAAATTATATTTTTAGCCTCAAAAGGTCTTGCTCCGTTTGAGATTCTTTCAACAACATAGTTACCGCCACTTACGTTAGCACTAATTGTTGCAACAACATAATCTAAAGTATCTGGGCTTGTAGCTTCCAAAACGGCAGGAAATAAAAGAGTGTTTGATTCATTATTATACTGCAAAACAATATAATCTGTTCTTGCTGCTCCGGGGGCTACAGCGTTTGCTGGTTTTATTCCGGTTCCGTCATTGTAATGCATTTGAGCAGCGATTTCAATTTTAGTTCCTTCTCTGCTTAAGAATGTTCCGCCCGTATAAATAGAGCCATCGTAAGCTCCACTTGGAACAGACTCTTCAAATGTTATCCGAGTATCAGCTCCAGAAAGGGCAATAGTGGCAATAGTATATGTACCGTCATTGCCTGTGGCTGAGCCGCCAGTCGAGCCATCAATAACGAGATATTGACCAACAAATAGTCTTGCACGTATGTCGCCATTGGTTTCCATGTAGTTAGAAGCTGTTGAGCCTGTTGTAATTGCATAATCTTCTCCATAAATGCTAAATTCACCACCGGGAGCTATTCCAGAATCCCAATGAACTTTTAATCCGCTTTGGATTCCCGGAACAATCATTTCTCTTGGGAGTCCTGCGGTGTAATCGTTAAACTGACCGTTTGTATTCTGAAAGTGATTTACATAATCGCTTGGTAAAAATTCATTATCATACATTCCTTCGGTTGCTTTTGCACTTGCCGGAGCAGTTTTTGAGGCTCCTGCGTCTGTGGCAAACTTGCCTATAACGTCTGGTCTATTTCTGTCACTCATTAAATTAACTCCCTATTACGGCTGCAAGTCTGCCACCGCTGCCATATATATCAAATTTTGAACTTGTATCAGGTGTATAAATAAAACTCTTTCCATCAATCAGGGTAAATTCCCAGTTGGGGCCTGATGCAACCGCACCAATAGAGTCAATTTGTTTTATATCTGTTTTTCCCGTTCCCTCAAAGATTACAATCCAATCATTTGCTCTGTCTCCGCCAACAAATGTGTTTGAAGTTGTAATTGAATTTGTAGTTCCAGAAACAGTTGTGTTATTAAATTCTGGATTGTCAGCAAGACCTAACCCATCTGTGTAGTCATACATATTTAAGTAACTAGTTGCGTCTATAATTCCAGAGAAATTTACCGTGGCGGAAAAATCCCATGAAATGCCATCAATATTAGGGACAGCACCACTAGCATCAATATCTCTAACATCTTTTTTGCCCGTTCCGTCATATATTGCTATTTGACCGTTGGCAAAATCTCCAGCAATAACTCCAACCAAATCGGCTTGTAAAATATTAGCCGTTGATATGGTGCTAGTTGCTGTTGCCTGTAAATGTAATTTAGGATTAGCAGCAAATCTGAATGGATTCAGTTCTGACCTGACAGCATTTATTAGAGTCATGGAAATGCCCTGTTTTTTGCCGTTATACATAATCTTATAAATCAAGTCCTCGTTATCAACATCGCCTTGAAAATAAATATAAAAAGCTAAAGGATAGTATTCAACATTTTCTGTTTTTTCTGAATTTGTTAAAACATTAATTGCATTACTTAAAACTCTCTCTTCGCCCTGACCCCAGTTCAATCCATTTTTTGCAATTAAAGCAGTGCGGTATACCTCGTCATCATAGGCCGAATTTGGTATTTCGTTTCTTCTTAGACCAATTCTCTTTCCGATAAAATCTAAGAGTTCTCCTTGTGCTGCCTCAAGGCTAATCCTCAAAAGTAATTCTTCAATTCCATCTTCAAGTTGCTGTACCTGAGTTCCAATGCCTTGAATAATAGAACCCAAAATATATGAGTGTCTAATCCTAGAGCCATCATCGTTATTAAGCAATACATCTTGGCTGTCAGGGTCATAAATAACGCTGTTTACTTTTAGAAGCCTTTTATATGCTCTCTCTTTATGATTGTCTATATAGTTTGCAGTATGAGCCTGTAAAGACCTGTCAGCAAAAGGATTTGTTCCAAAACCAAATACACCAAAAGGCATTAGACAATCTCCACGGTTACTCTAACACTGTCAAGCGTAGCAAGTTCTGCATAACTCATAATTAAATCTGACGCTCCAGTTGCAGGACCAACAAAAGCACCACCATCAATATTTGCAAAAACATCTGCCCCATAAATTTGTAAATTTATATCATCGTCTGAATTAAAAACAGCGGCAATATATTTGTCTAAATATACCTCGCCACCGATTGTTTGATAAGTATCCGAAAAGTCAACTATTCTTTGAATAACCGTTGTTTGATCTCCAGAATTGCCAACACTTTCGGACAATGATATACTTCCACGCCTCTCGTATGTAAACGGTACACCAGCGTAATCGGCAACTAACATAAAGTAGTCGTCACCAGAGTTATATACAGCAGTTACTGGTTGGTAAGGAACAGCGTTTATTAAAACAGATAATGCACTTGCTATTGCTATTTCTGTTGTGGGTGCTGCAACTGTTTCTGTAAATTCATTTCCATTTACTTTTATTACGTAATCACCAACGGCTCCGCTGTTTATTGTTACCTTAACTTCTTGTTTTGTTCCCAAGTTAAAGTTATCGCCAACTCTTAGTTTAACATTTATCCAATAAGCTATTTCGTCAACCCGTGAGAAATAAACTGTTTTGCTATCCTGATTACTATCTTGAACTATTACTGAATCATTGCCCCACGTTTGAACACCATCGGCTTTTATCTTTAAAACCATGTTTCCTATGTCTGTGTCGTCACCACCAACTACAACCGCCTCTACTGCCCCGTTCGGCCTTCCTTGAGCGTCAATTCCGCCTGTATCGTTTTGATAAACGCTTACCTGAGTTACGCCAGTTACGTATGAAAGCAACTGATTATCAAGCTCCTTTGGCGACATATCAGAAACAAGTCTTAATCTTAGTGCAGAATCGCTTTCGTATGGCTGACCTAAAGTTGCGTCAACAACATTTGTTGCACTGTCCCATCCAGATTTACTTGATTTAATATCGGTTAACAAGCCGATGGTGGCAGATATCGAACCAACATCTACAGACCTAAAGGCAACTGTTTCGCTGGCTCCGGCTAGAACAACAATAACTTCTGTAGCCTCCCAAAGTTCACCAGTATTTATATTCGCAACTAAATCACCAATGGCAGAACTAAACCCAGTAGTGCTTTTCGCTGTCAACACAATGTTACAAATTGAATTAGTAGGCCCCATGCGTCTTTTAGCCATACTGAAAGCCATATTAGACAAAGCTTTTCCAGTAGCGTTGTCAACAGATTGTGCATCATATGGAGCTTGTAGTTTTAGCCACAACTCGTAATTTCTATCAGACGTGACAGATATTATTTGATTAATAGGCTCGTCTTGTGTATCAATTTCAATTCCGGCGGCGTTAAATGTTACTCGATATCCGCTCCCAATTTCGTCATATATTGCTGAAAATGTTGGAAGGTTATACCCGTTTGCTGTTACGCCCCAATCACTAGACATTATTTACTCCAAACTGGTCTGTAATTGTTCCAGACGTTGTTCTTACACTTATGCTAATTGTTGCAGACCTTGTTTTATTGTCAACAGATAGTGTTGGTATTTCAAGCAATTCTATAACGCCATCAACACCCAATATTGTGCTTGTAATTTGGTCTTGTATTTGACCAGAATCATAGTCTTTGATAAACACTATTTGATACCACGGAAATCCTTTTCCGTAATCAAGAAACCACTCGCCATATAGAGTTACGAAAGCATATGTAATTCTCTGCTTAATTGTTTCTATATTTTCTGTATATTGAAGCCTACCCTTGGTTACGGAAAAATCGTAAGCACCTTCTTTGTTTTCTGACATTTTCAAGTTACTACTCAATTTTATCACCAACTACAACTGCGTTATCAACAATATACTGCATTACCAATGGGACTGACGCATCAATCCATGTATTAAACATTTCCGCTAATCCTGAATCTGCATCAGGGAAATCTTCATTCAACTTTTTTAGTATAGCAGATTTCAAGTCAACTTGCAAGTTTTCTATGTTTTCAATTAACATTATTCTACCAAGACCTTTGCACTTAATTCTGTAACTGGGGCTAACGGAACTGGAAATATCGGAACACCAAGAATATTAACCGCCTTTGAAAGATATAAACTAAGGCCCTGGCCTAGAACGGCTGGGCTTACAGCCAGTTTTCCAAGCTTTACTCCTGCCGGAATTGAGCAATCAAGAGTTGTTCCCAAATTAGATTCCAAGCTCGCCGTTGTGTCAGACGATATGCTAGTCGAGCCACCACTGTTTGTGCTAAAACTTCCACCAGCATTTACTTTCACAGAACTATTTCCAGAAACTTCAATATCGCCGTTTTGGTTGATAACTATTTGAGATTCAATTTCACTTTTTTTATCCTTAAATATCATTCCAAAGTTGTCGCTTGGATCATATTGCCTCGCATTTGGAGATAATCCCGGAACAAACTTTCCAGAATTAAAGTCGTGATAATATCCTTCTCTTGTTTTTACTAATTCCTCACCGTCAGAGCCGTTCCAATTTTCTAACCCATAATCAGAAACCATTAAGCTGCCAAGAGTTCCCTCTTTAATTGGAATATTAAATACAACTTGTGACGTTGCACTTAACCATGCACTCGGAAGTTCTACAGGTATTGAATATATAACTGGCAGTTGCTTTAATTCTTTTGGTAATTCTTCTGGATAACGCCAAGAATCAGGACGGTCGGTTGTTATTTGAACGTCAACCATTCTTCCGTCAACTTTTACAACTACGCAGGGAAGAAAAACACGAAACTCGCCTTGTTCTTCTTCTACATATCTCTTAATTACTTCTGCATCGTCTAGGGGCATCTAATGTGTTCCAAATTCTATTGCTTCACACAATATATAACAGTCAACTACTCTTGTTCCACCAACATAGCGACAATTATGCAATACATAATCTCCTTTGGCATACCTAGAGTCTATTTCAACTAAATTTCCCGGCTGTATTCCGGGAATGATTTGACACTTAAACTTTATGCCATTAACTTCTTTTTTTTGGCTTCTTTCTTCGGTCGGGTCTGAGAGTCTTTTTTGTATTTTTGATACAGACGAAATAAGACCAGTTTGGGGGGTTAACAAAACCTTGTTTACCTGAGACGGGTCAAACACTGAGTGGTAATAAAAAACATCGTCCTGTATTGAATAGTTTTGTTTAATTCTGCTAAAAACCATGCTAAGTGCTTTTTCTAGTTTTGCCGAAACTGCCCAGCCTGTCGGAAAAAATGTACCTTGTTTTTTTGATTTTTCTTTGTATTCCCTGACAAAATCTGTTCCCATTGTAACTCCAGCGTCTTTAAGGCTTTTTGTTACAAGACCCAAGATTTCGTCTATTCTTGATGCCGGACCTAAAGACCAATTAACTACTTGATTATAAGCCTTGCCTCCAGTGCTGCACTCTATTAGTGTTTCCTTGTCGGCCTCGCTTCCGGCAAATGAACTAGAGTTAAACACATCGCCTTTAAATATTGTAAAAAATATTGGCTGATCGTTTGGGCTTGGCGGCCCCAGAATGGTGTCGTCTATTTTTTTACCAAACCCAAGAGTTACGTTTGACCCTCTATTTAAAAATTCACTCCTGTTGGTTTCGCTTAAATTATAAATTTTTATTTTTGCAGTGTTTTTTTCTTTTCCTATTGTCTTTTTTATATCAAAAGATATGGCTAAGTCAGATATTTCTAAAGACCAGCTTCCGCCTGTTTTTCTGGCGAGTTCGGTTCTTGTGCCAACGGGCGACACTGATGTTAATTTTATTTCATTTATCAACGACATTATTCTTCATTATCCAAAGGGTCATAAATAATGATAGACCTAATTCCCAAGTCTCTTCTTCCTATTGATTCGTCTCCGCCATGTTCGTTAAAAACAGCGAATATTTGGTCTGGCAAAAACGGATTTACATCTGAAAGGTTTAATGGATAGTCTGGAACAATTTTTACTCCACGGGCTATCGGGGTTTCAATGTCAAACATTATGTCCATATACCACGCACCGCTGTCACCACCCGTATTTTCTACTCTTGGATTGTATTTAAAAAATAGTACATATTCTTTTCCCGAAAGAGATATCGTAAAATATTGATTTGGATCAATTGGATTAAATGGTATTTTTATCATTACTTTAGCTTTAGCGAACCCGGAGAAAACGATTCTGTTAAATTTCTAAGAAACGGTTTGTTACGAATAAAATCCTTTTTTGCTGCGTCAAGAGGCACTGGCGGTGTCTTGCCTTCGTTTGCGGCTTCCGTAAGAGCAGCATTTTTCTCAAGCGTTGACCCCCTAATCAGTCCTATCGTGTTTTTTACAACAATAACTTCCACTAAATCACAAGAAAATCTTATTTCATTTGCAGTGTTTATATCTTTAGTAACAGTAAACTCTGACATAAGCATACTCTCATATCTTTTTAGTCCAGATATAATTGAAAACGGAATACATAAGTTTTGAAGTTCTATTATATCATTGTACGAGTTTTGTGAGCGAGACTTATAGTTCTCGTTAAAATTACTTATTGATCCTATGCCTGCCGCCAATGGATTTAAAAGACTTAATCCGAGTGGAGTGTCAGAAATAACTCCAGTCATTCTATATCTTTGTGGATTTTTAATGCAGTGACTTGTCATCTCTACACCGTCTTCAACAGGATATGTTGCTATGGTTACTGTGTTCGTATGCGTTTCATCAATAGTTGCGTCAATAGTTATTATTCCTGTTTTTTCTTTTATACCAGTATTTACTGCCAAATCTTCAAAGGAGTTTCCTGAGTGAAATCTTTCCCCCCATATTTGCTCAGAGCTTAGTTCCGCACCTTTTGGAACAAACCTTGTTGGTTGCTGTTTTCTAAATAACATTGATATTGGCATTATTTACTCCACATCTGATCCGGGGTCTAACTCTAAAACTTGAGACCTATCTAGTATTGTTGGGTAGCTTCCAAACACGGCAGGGTTAAGATGATCTGCAAAACTACTATCTCTACGCTGCCTTATCAACACTTGCTTAATGGTTTCTGTTTCTGCTGGTGTTTTTGTTTTTATCTGATATATAAGTTTTACGTTATTAGACCTTGCGTTAAAATCGTTGTAGTTTTTGTCAACACGACCAGCCATCCACCCAATCCCCTCGGACATTGAGCTTCCGACATCAAAGCCGAAATTAAACGGGGCTATTGCTCCTCTACGCAAAACCTCTAGTGGTTCATCAAGAACACTTGGCATAGGTGTTCTTTCTCCAGATTGTGAATCGTAAAGTTTTTTTCTTTCAACATTGTCTTTTATTGTCTGTCCCCACTGGTCTTTTATTCTCTGCATTAATGCCCTGTTTTCTTTTAGGTCACTATTGAGATCACGTAGAAGCTTGCTTTTTTCTTTATTTGTTTTGCCAACAATGTCTTCTTTATATTGTTTTTTTAGACTTGTATCTTTTTCCATAATAGCCGCCCGTTGGCTTTCAGAACTTCCAGTCTGCATACTATGAAGCTGTTGAGCAAAGAATGCCCTTGCACTTTTTTGAAGCTTGTTGTCGTCTTTATGAGGAGACAAGAAAGCGGTTATAAAAGAATCAGAAGACGGGTCTGTAACTGATGAGCTTATGTCGTCATATAACGCCCAAACAGCCATTAAAGCGCCAATAACAAGCATAATAGGCCACAACATTGCCATCCATGCACCAATGCCTGCGGACTTTAATAACCCAAAAGACGTTATTAACGCACCGATAACTGCCGTAATAGCCAGCAAGACCATAAGCGATCCGCCAAACAAGGCAAAACTTTCTGCTAATTCTTCGTTTACCATAATCCAATCAGAAATGTTCTCTACAACTTCACTAACAGCAGTTATCATTTTGGTAAGCGGTGCAAGCATTGGTTCGCCAATTTGTGCAGCAACATTTTTAATTCTTACCCAAAATAACTGTAGCTGCATTGATGCAGATGCCATTTTGATGTTAAATGCTTTGTCTAAAGCACCACCAGAACGCTCTAATGCTTTCTCATAGTCAACCATTTGGTCAAGATTTGAACCCATTAATGCTGCAAATCTTGAAAACGGGAACTGTCCTGCGATGTCTCTATAAATTTGAAGCCTTTTTCTGGCATTCATTTTGCTTGTTGCTTTTTTGACATCCTTCAAGACTTCCATTACGTTTCTTACTTCGCCGAACTCATCGTATGGACTTACTTTTTTACCACCCACCCTTAGCTTTTCAAGCATTTTAAGGTTTTTGCCAGTCAACATTCTAACAAAAATCTGTTTAAATGCCATTCCAGCATCGGCAGCTTTAATTCCTCTGTTTGCAAATGTGGCGAGAATTGCGGATGCTTTTTCAATACCAATTCCGGCTGTTCTTGCAGCAGGAGCGGTTTGTTTCATCGCAACAACTAATTGAGGAACAGTTGTAGCAGCAAGTTTTGATGTTGTAAATAGTGTGTCTGCAACCCTGTCAAACTCATTTGATTCTAATCCAAAAGAGTTTAATGTATCATTCAAGCCTTCAACAGCATCGTACATAGACATTCCAACAACCTGAGACATTTGCAGAGATGTTTTTGACAACTCGTTAAATCTCTCAGATAAAAATCTCGCACCAGTTGATCTTGACTGATAAAAACCATCGGCAACTTTAGCTGAACTTATGGCGAATTTGTTAGAAAGTTTAATTGCAGAATTTGTTAAATCTTTTTCAAGCTTTAATATTTTTGACCCAGCCTGATCTGTAAGGGTCATTGTTGTTCTTATTGCTTCTTGAAGCTTGGCGGCAGGAAGAACTACAGCAGTAAAAGCTGCGGCTGTTGCCGCAAGAAGCTTCATAGAATTTGCAAGCTCTTTGTTAAGGTCTTTTATACCCTTAGTATCAGACTTAACAAGCCATTTTGTTACTAATGTTCTTACTACAGTTTCGGCCATTATTTTTTATACTTTATGTCAGGCGTTGTAATTATATTCAATAACAACGCATCAAGTATCGACACTGGACACATTTTCTCAATCGTAGAATAGCTCTCTCTTTTTGTAGAAAACAAAAGAGTCTTTAGTCCAGATAAGCCATCCATAAATCCTTTGGGACAGTCTGGATAAGTAATAGACTGCACTCCTTCCGGCAACTTATTTGACGTTACAGCGTTATTTTGCTGCCAAGTCCAATAAGGGTGCTGAAAAAATTTCCGACTTCATTCACCTCGCAGAAAAATAGCACGAGGTCTGGTAAATCTTTAATGTCAACAACATTCATGTCGAGATTAATGTCAACATCTGTCTCTTTTATATGACGTGTTGTTTTTCCGCCCTTGCTTAATTTTTCTGCGAAATTATATAGCTCTGGCATAGTAAACGAGTTCATGATTTCTAAAATCAGACTAACCATAAAATGTTCAGCCTCAGACGTATCTACTTCGCCATCTTTTTTTGCACTAGCGGCAGAAACCTTTTGTGCAGCAGAAATTCCGCCAGACAATGAAGTCCCGTCAAAACCAGACATCGCTTTTCTTAAAAATTCAAGTTGCTCAAATAATTCTTTGTTTCTAAGTTTTTGATACTTATAAACAGTTCCGTTTATTTCTTTTTCAACTCTTACAATTTCTTCAGCCATTTTCTTATCTCCTAAGTGTTAATTTTAATTGGTATTATTGAATCTGTCTTTAGTGTCCATGTTGTGCTTCCAACTTTTTCGCTTATAGATACGTCAGGGAACTTTTCAACCCATGCCTCAAGACATGTGAATGTAACTCCAAGAGTGTCCATTTCTGTTATAATTAATGGTAAAGCTCCAGCACCGATAACGTCTGCCAAAAACGCAGCATAAAACATGTCGTTATCTGTTGAATTTGACATTAGCGAAAACGTAATTGTTGCACTGTCATTATCAATTCTTGATCTTGTATTATTACCGCCCAACCCCGGAGTAAAATTCCACTTTGCAGAATTTTGCTTTACAGTTATAAACGTGCCTTTGACGAAATCCGTAAGTGGGAGAACGCCAAAAACAGCGGTTACGCTTTTAGGGTCGTATGTTCTAATCATTTATTTAAGCTCCAAGAACCGCCCCTTCGAACTCAAGTTTGCATGTTGCAAAGCTAGTCTCAAAAACCCAAGAGGTTGCGCCAATCTCTTTTGAAAGATCGGTATCTGGAACTTTCATTACCCAAGCGTCAGGTGCTTCAAAAACAAGACCGATTGCTTGATGTTTTATGATTAGAGACTTTGTTCCTGCGTTACTAGACAGGTCTATATTTCTGACAGAATCTAAGGCTTTGTTGTCTAACCCTTGGGGCTGCACAGAGATTGTAACCTTTGCTGTAGAATCGTGCATTCTGTTTCTAATGTTAGACTTCACGCCTCTAGTTAAAGAGTATGAGTCAGCATTAAATTCTATTTTAACCTGAGTGTCTTCAGCCCAATCTGTTACGAGATGATCTCCAAAGGCAAAAGAAATTTCAGCAGGGTCGTATGTAATTATCATTATTTACTCCTTAAGATATTGAAATCTTGATAAATGTGTCGTCAACAGAATGGATTGCTCCAGCCTCTTTAACTGTTAAAACAAGACCTTTGTAAATCCTATTTGTTCTATCTGCTGGTAATGCGTTTGCAACTACCGGAACTATAAGTCCAAAACCAAGTCCGGGATAATTTACATAATCCTCAATAAATGCACCTGTTCTAAATCCCAAATTAGCAAGCCTAATCAAATTTGTGCTAAGATCGTTCGCACCTTTTTGGGTGTAAGGAACTTTTCCGCCAGACTGCGATGCACTGTGAAGCATATCAGCAATCCATTCGGTAGTTCTTGCAACAGCCCAGTCAGCAGCCAAATGAGTATCAATAAATTGACCGTCTGAACAAGTTCCCCAATATAAAATGTTTGCAGGACCGCCATTTGTATAGAAGTTGCAATATTTCGCTTTAAGGTTGGCTTGCATTGTTGATGTCATTGCAGTATTTAAGTCTGGAGTAATTCCATTCAATGTGACATTAAACCAAGTTGCTGTTTTGATGTCTGGATTAATCCAAAGTCTTGAACCAAGCACTGCCATATCAATAAACTCGTCACTTGTTGACTGATTTGCTTTTGAGTGGTAAACAACAGAGCCTCGTCTACCAATAATTTTCATAATAGCACTCAAAGAACTTGAATCAGCGGCAACGGTAGTTGTTTTATTTGTAGCACCAGATGTTCTAAGAATAAGTCTTTTGTTTTTAGTGGCATCCCATTCGGCAACGTATTCTTGATCTGCCAGAGATGTGCTTGTAATTGCGTATCCATAAAAATCATTACTAACATCCATGATGTCGTCTAAACCGTCTTGCCATGCTGTTTTTCTTGCTGCATCAGATAAAGCTTGTAAAGCTGCAAGATAGTCTATTGACGCATAAGACCAGTCTTCTACAAATTCATCGTCAGAATTTTTATATCCAACATTAAGTTTGTAAAAATCTCCAGTAGTAATTGGAGTCACATTAAAATATGGATTTCCCGCTGTGTGTGCCGAAGAAACAAACAACCTCATATATGCATCGTTATTTGCTGCAAGAGACAAATAAGCAGCAATATCAGCAATATCTTCTGCAACAGCAATAACTCCATCGTCTGTGATTGTCCCCGGAATAGCCTCTTCTACTAAGACCGTAACAATGCCCGGAGCATATGTCGGTGCGGCTCTAACTGTATAGTTTCCGTTTACGGCAGTTGTTGTGTCGCCAGAGTATGCAAAAACTTCTCCGGCCTGAAACTTGTCTGCGTCAAGCTGGCTTCCCAAAAATATTAATGCATCAGACCCGGCTGTATCGGTGGCTGTTGACCCAGAGCAATTCCATTCGTTTACGTTAAGCGTAATTGTTCCATCCATGTTTCCGCCAGTTGTTGCCTCTTCAACAGGAACGGTAATAACATTCGCTGCGTATGTAGCATTGGCTTTCACCTGAAACGTGGTGTCGGCAAGAGTGCCAGTATCGTCTTCATATGAAAATGTATAGTCTACAAGAAACTTGTCCTTATCACCACTTACACCAGCAAACGTAATTGTTCCCGTTCCAGCGGCAGCAACATTTCCGTTGCCATCGGCTGTTATTTCTTCATGGGGTTCGACAAAACCACCATCATCCATTTTATCTCTTTTTAAATTACCGTCAAAGTCTGCCAGTGCATCAATTTCTTCGACAACAGGAACAGTAACAAGACCGCCCGTATAGCTTGCGTCACCATCAACAGTATAAGTTCCATCTCCGGCAGTGCCATCGCCAGAGTATACAATTTCTTCACCAGACTCAAAATCATCGGCATTGGCTTGTGTGCCAGAAAAAATAAATGAACTTGTGCCAGCTCCGACAGTGCCGTTACTAACAGTAAAGTTAATATAAGTTGCACCGTATAAAATGTAATCATAATAATCGGGTGCTTTTGATGTTATTTTAACTCTCTGACCGTCCATAGCTATTCTTCCAACAGCAACAGTTTTTGGACTTGGACTTTGAGAAAAATATGCATTCATGGCTGTCCTAAATGGATTGCCAACAGGAAATGCATCTACAAAATCCTGTTTTGAATAAGTCTTATACTTATCCATAAATTGTGTGTGAGGTCCTGTTATCATTCCGATACCAAAACCTGCGGCTTCGCCAGATGACGATTCTATTACCGCCTGTACGTTTACAATGTTGGGACTAATTATTGCTGCCATTTTAATGCTCCTTAAAAATCAGCGTCTATATCTTCGTTAATGTCGCCCTGATTATATTCTGCTTCCACATGTTCAATCAGGTCAATCTCGTCAAAACTCGTATTTGTGCAAGTAAACCAAATGTCAACTTGCGATCTATCTTCAAATCCAGTGTCTAAAACACCAGTTAAATCTGTATTTCCAAACTCGTCTATATAAGAAATATAAACGCCGTCTTTTATCTCTTCTTTTATTAAATTAGAGCCAGCAACACATGACCATTCGTATCCGGGAACAACACTTGTAATTTTAAGAGTGTCAGTTGTTGTTCCATTTTCGGCTAAAACTCCAAGGCTTGTTAAATTTACGGCAGCTAAAAGCAAGTCTCTAATCGACTCTGCTGTCGCACCAACACCGCTTGTTATTGAAATGTCGTATCCACTTATAGTAACCGTATATGTCATGACATCTATAACCGTGTCTACACTAATATCAACTTCTTGTCTTTGTTGAAGGTCGCTGGCATAATAATTGTTTTGAAGCCTGTCTATAAGGTCCTCAATAATATCTGCCGATTCTGTGTTTCCGTCTCCATATGCGTTAAAGCTAATAGTAAACTTTCTTAAACCTTCTTGCCTTGTTTCGTCTGACAAAGAATCCGTTGGAGTTATTTGTGAATCTCTTAATCCATATCTTATTCTGCCAGTAATCATTCTGTATGTTGCATATGGAAGGTCAGGCTTGGGACCCATCTTTTCCTCTACGGTCTTAGCATTAATTACATTGGTTAAACCTGTAGCTTCTTTTATGTAACTCTGAATAACTAATCTGATTGCTTTGGTGCTAGGCACGTTAAATTAATTTCCAATCTGTATCTGCATGATGATATTTAAACTTACCATTTTCTGTTGGCAACAAGGGATAAGTTGCAGCACCCTCTATTGTGTCACCGTCTGCAATGTTTCCTTGAACGGTTACGCTATGTGTTGCCGCATTCCCGTTTCTTATATCTGATATTATTCCATCTTCGGTTGTTGATACGCTTGGCAATTCAACATTTATTGCATTTGTTGCATATGTGTGATAAACAAGGTCTGCTACCGCTAGGCTATAATTAGCTGTTTTTGCTAACCAAGATTTGTCGCTTAATATAGATATTGAGGAAACAAGATTGTCATATTCGTATTTACCGAAAGAAACATCAATACGCCATCCATACAATAGAGATAGTGACACGTCTGAATTTACATCGTTTAGCGTAAGGTTTGTATTTCCGTTCCATCCAGAAAGTCTACATTTTAATTTCGGAAGTATATCGTCTGGATTGTAAACATACAAAAAACCATCGCCAGACAAGTCCAAATCTGTAATCGAGTTTCCAGCATCAGGAGTTATTTGTAAATCGAATGGTGTTCCAACCACAACATCAATATCGGCAGATATAATTCCGCCCCAACTATCATTAACAACAGGCGTTCCCATTACACTTTACCTTTTGATGTTATAACTTTGTCCTTAGTCGCAACCCACGTTGTAGCGTTTAACATTTGTTTTGTGTCAACAAGTGGGTTTGAATGTCCCTTTTCTCTTATTCGCCTCTCGGATAGCGGTGGGCTTTTTAATGCAATTATTTTTCTTTTAATATCAAAAGACATTATTCCACCGATTCTTTTTGTAACATCATTTATTTTAGTTTTATCGCTTGGATCAACTAGTTTTCCAAACATTTTTTTAATTTCTCTTATATATATAGGGCTATTTGTGTCAAAAGTTGACCGCATAAACGATCTCTCTGGAACATTTGTTTTTCTGCTTCCAAACTCTTGAATAACAGCAACCTCGGCAGCATATAAAGACCTGCCAGTTCTTTTTTTTCTTTTTGAAGACTTGCTCCCAGCAGATACAGACTTCCTTTTGCTGAAAGGAAAATATCCAACACTTACTTCAACATTGTTTGCCTTAATCATGCTGGCAACAGACTTTGCAAATCCTTTGTCAATATCGACTGTTTTAATATCACTCTCCAAAAGTTTACCCATTAGCCGAAGTCTCACTTATATAAAACTTAAAATGTGGTGTTTTTCCAGATAAGCTTTCATTCCAATCTTCTGTGGAATAAATCTGAAAAGATTTCCCTTGATACGTTATGTAATCTGGGATTGTTGCACCGTCTCTGTCTACAGTTCTTATCTTGTTTGCACTTGATCTAGACGTATAAACCTTTAAAATACGGCTTGATCTCATGCCCTCTGGCAACACTTGTAACTCTTTGCTTGTCAACGGCTGAACGCTACATTTTATTGTAAACGTAGACACAAATCCATTGTTAAAGTCCTCGCCATCAGAACTCCACGTTCCGGCTGCGGTTCTATTTATAATAATTTTTTGACTATAAAGCTTTGACAATTTTCTTTTCTTTTTTACCAGATAAAAGTTTGTTCACTTCTTTAAATAAACTTACGGTAGATTTGTCAAAATCACCTTCTAAAACACATAGACCGTTTTTCATATCTATTTTTGCTGTTTGGTATTTTTTCACACCACCAAATGCAAAAACAGTACAGTCTCTTTTTGAATATTTCTCACATACATGCTTAAACACTTTGGCAGACTTCTTTAAGTCTCCCTTGTGCTTAACTTTTCCATCGCTCCAAGTTAAACAAGCACTTTCTTCTTTGTCATCATCATGGACTATACTTATATAGGTTGCGTTTACACTTCTTATTTTCATTTAAAACCCCGGAACAAAACGATAAGCCAACAATATTGATTGAATATATACTGGCATTAACATTGCAGATTCGCTTACACTTGAACTCCCACTGAGTTCGCTTCTTGTCTCAAAAGAAACACTTCTGTCTCCAGTTTTTTCTGACTTTATTTTTCCAGTAACAGTAGAGCCTGAGTCAGAGCCACTTGAGTTTTGATAATCAGTCCACAAGAGTCTTAACATTTGTAAAACTCCAGTCTTTACTGCTTCTGGTATTGTTATTTCAACAAGTTCGTCTGTATCAGATGGAACGCCATCTATTATTGTTAATTCGTCACCACTTGAGTCAATAAGTTTCCCATTTTCATTTCTATCATAAAACGGATTGTTGCAAAATTTATCTGCCATTTGTTTCGCAACCGTAATTAATGTTTCTAAGATTGTTTCGTCAACACTGTTTGCTATCAAACTTTGCAGAGAATCTATCGTGCAGGAAAACTCAGAAGTTCCAGCTATTGTATATGTTCCGTCACCATTTGTTATTGCAGTTATTCCAGTTAATGCTTCAAGAGTTATTTTATTTACAATTCCAGCCGCAACATTAAATATATCTGCCGGAGTTCCGCTTGTGTACGCTATGTTTGTTCCGTTTATTGTTATGCAAAAATCTGTAGCATCTGGAGGGTCTGCATTAATCGAAACCTTGCATTCTGTTTCGTAATCAACCCCCAAACCTAGCCATATCTTTGCGTCTTGCAAGGTTATGGTTAGTCTATCTTGTATTGCTGTTACACCCATTTATTTATCGTTACCACCACTGTTCTGTGGTTTCAAAAGTTAGTCTCAATTTGTTTCCGTCTGTTATGGCAACGGTTGCCGCCACCCCATTTATTTTCTCTGAGCCATCTGGGGTCAAGGTTATATCATTTCCGCTGCTTCCGCAATTTATAATTTCTAAACTTCTGCTACTGATTCCAGCGGGCAAATTTACAACAATAATCCCCACATCGGTATCGACAAATAACACCTCATCGCTAATCAAAACGGTGTAGGGTGTTGTGGTGACTCTTGTCGGCTCAGTGTGATTGTGGCTATTTTTGCCACTCAAAGCACCCGGCTCAATAGTTATCGGAATTTCAGCACCAACTAATGCCGGATCGCTGTAAGAACCCGCCGCCGCTTCACGCTGTGAGGCTCTACATAGTCTGTAAGATTGATTTGTTCCACCGAGTATAAATAATCCCTTGTCTTTGTCTCCGATTTTGGCGAATGTTTCATAGCCGTTTACGGTGTCCACATCTGGAAAATCAGGACTCGGTAGCGATGCTATATACAAACCGTGTATCGGATAGTTATAGCCCACTCCACCCGCCCAACCACCAGAATCATCGCCAACACAGGCATTATATGTGGCACTGGAGCTGTATGGCAAAGTCAATCTAAGGTCTCCAAGATTTGCAAAACCTGCTTGATCCGTAGTGTTTAATACGGCTAGCCTTGTATCAGTCACAGCCGAGACTTTTTTGACTCCAATATAAAACTCCTCACTCGCTGCAACATCAAAAGTTGAAGGTAATGTCAGTTCTACATATGTATTTCCAACCCCCATTGATATCGATATTTGAGTTGCTGAAATTTTGCCAACCTCTGTAGGCACGTTACCGTTAGCCCGCATGCAAACAAAATCGTATTCACTTGACATTCCCAAAACTGATTGATGCAAAAACATTCCAAGTTTTGATATACTCAATGCCGATTGAGCAATATATCGTTGCATCAAATGTTTACCCGTTGTCACCGGATTTTTATATATGACCGTCTGATTTGTCTCGTACGCTGTGGAGCTTGCAGTAGCTGGTTGTGCGGACGATACAACTCTATATTTTCCTGTTGATTTATTTACTTCAATCATTCCCAGTGCTGTTTTGCCCACTCCGAGCGTTTCAAAAGCCAATCTTGTGGATGTAATTGGGTCAATTTTGATTCCGGCAGGCAATGCTGAATTTAATAATCCATCCATTTCACCATTGCTCACATCAAACTCAACAAGTTCGGCTAACATATTTTGCGAGTCATCAGGGTAATGCCTGCCAACAACATCAACGCCGACCACAATAAGCGGTGGAAGTAATTTGATAATATTGACATCACCAGTTGTTATGCCTGTATCGTTTGTTTCTGCCAACAATGGGCTTGAAGGTGTTCCGCCTGCATCAACAAAATCTAATGCACTCTTTACATCTGTTACAGCAGATAATGCATCGCTACCAACATAGGGGAATTTTTCTGGATTTAATATTTTACTCATTTATGCTTCCAAAAATGTAACGTCAAGTTTTGCAACATTGGCGTTATCGCCATCGTTTTTGTCAACATACCAAATCTGTCCACCAAATTGCGGCACTCTTGTTATGTTGGATTTTGCTCTGTTTATCATTTTATATGCTCAAATAATTTACGGTAATGCCTTCTCCGCTAACAGCAGAGTCAACATAATATTCACTTAAATCAACATAGTTTCCACTCGGCACTGTAACAGAATAAGAACCTCCTGCTTCAAGGAAGATATTCAAACTATTAACCGCAGATGACCCGATAAAAACCTTGCCAGTGTTTGCAGCCAAAGCCATAATGTCTATTTTAATACAGTTTGTGGATGTGGCAGTTATTTGTTCGGCAGTTCCGGCAGCCGTGACTGTTTTTGAATCAATCATTCCAAGGGTGGATGCCGTTGCCGTTGGAGCAGGCATTGAGCCTATTGACCCAACGTCTACAACAATGCTTTCAAATCCCGTCTTAATAACAGCCATTACATTTTACCTATAATTTCTACTCTGCTTGTTACAGAGGTTGCCGTTGATACACTTATATATCTATATGAGTTGGCAAAAGAAACATGGTCTGTGTCAGAGCCAGAAAAAGCCATTGTTCCAATTTCGTGATATCCAGTTCCGTCTTCGTTTTTGCTTCCCTTAACGGAAAAAATAGCTGCAACGCTAGATTTTATCGTTATGGTAACATAACCACATGGGAAATCAAAATTCCCCTTGAGGTCATTCCAGTTTTCTGCTAGTGCTGCGGAGCTTGTTTCCCTTAATATTACAAAGGGTGATTTTATTGTGTCTTCGGCCATATTGTTTTTTCCTTAAAAAACCCACTTGGCAGCGGAGATAATACCACCAAGAGGGAACAAAAATTACTTTCTGTTTTTATTCTTGCGTTTGCGTTTCTTTGTCTCCACTTTCGCCTTGTCGGGGGCTTTCTCTTTAATAACTTCTTTTGGCTCTTCTATCTTTGTTTCAGGAATTTCTTCTATCTCTTCTATCTTTGTTTCTTCTGTCTCTTCTATCTTTGTTTCTTCTGTCTCTTCTGTCTTTATTTCTTCAATTTCTTCCGTCTTTGTTTCTGGAATTTCTTCTTTGTTTTCAAAAAAAGAACTTTCCATTTTGTTCTCAAAAATAGGCTCGAGCATTTTAGTCTCGTCTATTTCTGGCTCAATATATAATTCTGCCAAGCCAACTTGCTCTAGGGCAGAAACCCTGTTTTCATCAACAACACCAAATACTTCGCCTATTTCAAAATGAAGTCTACCCTGTTCAATGCTTTCGGTGCATTGACATTCTTTTGTTGCAATAACTTTAATCATGTCCGCTCCTTATTAGCTTAATGCCACACCAATATTAACAATAATGCGCCAAGCAAGGACACCCGCAACCTGTACAGCCTGCAACAAAATCATATCATCGGCAGCGCCAAAGGTCATAATTGTGTTGCCGCCAACATTGATTGCACTTGCCGCTGTGATTACTCTATCGCCAACAGCATATACATCGCAGTTGATCTGAATCCGTTGGCCTTCAAAGGTCGGGATTGCCAAAGGATTTGTTTCGGCTGCGGCTGTAGTTATTGCATAAGAACCACTAACATCCACCGGAATTGCATTACCATCGCCGGGGTCGCCGTAGCCTAACATTTGGTATTTGAAGAGTTCATCCAGAGCAGGTGTTACAACATTTTCATAGTCTTGAATTTTGTCATAAAGCTCATTGGTGACTGTTTCGACATTTTCGCCTGTAAATACACCTGCGGTATCTTCGATTGAAATTGCACTTGCAGCATATGCATCAGTATCAATATACACCACAGAAACAATAGCAACAGCCGCTACAGCGCCGTTTCCAGCAGGTTCAAGAGAAAGTTGGCAATCAATTCTTGATCCGCCATTAATTCCATTGTCAAGCCAGTCATCAATTTCAGCCTGTAAAGCAATGACCCGAGCCGGGATTGCGTCTTTATGGAAGATTGTTCTAAACACTTTAGCTTCATTTGCCAAAGGTGTTGCTCCGGCTCTTTCGCCACCAACACAAACAGATGAAACTTGAATTATAGCAGACTCAGAATTTGATACAGATGTATCACTAGATATTTTTGAGCCATCTTCTATTCCGTCAACTCCGTTTGTTAAATATACATCTATTGCAGTATTTAAAGTTGTTATGGAGCTTTCACCAATTAGTGTAGCTCCGAATATTTTACATTGACCGCTTAATGCTGCCATTTATTTCCTCCTTAAAGGATAAAGGGGTCGATATCGACCCCTTTAAAGTTGTTGTTTAAACTGGTGCGTTGTCCCAAGTACCTTTGACAAATGCTTGTGGTCTTTCAACACCAAGGATGAGTCTTTCTTCACCACGGATTGTGGACATATTTTTCTTGAAGTTAGAACCATAGGGGTCGTATGCAATTTCAACTCCGTCATGGTAATAAACAGCAGCACCTTGGCTGAATGAACCAGTAAGGAATGTTCCGGCTGTAATAAATGTTGCTGGAACCATCGGAATCATCCAAATTTCTTTAGCATCCTGTGCCAAGAGATAATTTGAGGAAGTACCCTTCATAGTTTTCAGATTGGCATAGTCGGTGAAATTCATCACTACTGCGTCTGAAACGTAATTGGTTACGGTTGCCAAAATTGAAGCCTTCAATACTGCATCAATTTGGTTGTCGCCAATAACGCCTGAACTCCAAGAGTAAGTCTGGATTCCGGTTGTGTTCAAAATACCAGTTAAGTTGGGGTCTGTTCCTGTCCCGGACATCAACTGTTGATCTTCGGATGTGTAAAGACCCTGCAACAACTTATTGTTAATGCGATCTCTCAAAAGAGGTGCATCCTGCAACATTTGGTTTGTCACATCAATAAAGTGAGCCAGAGTTTCTAGGGTCAGTGTTTCGAGGGCAGTCGTAAAATCACTCTCTATTTTAATTTCTCCCTCTTGTGTCGGTGCAAAAGAAGTTGTAGTAACTCTTGTGGTTGCAACGGCGTAGGTGTGCGAAGTTGTGATTGACGCACAGGCCAGAGTTTTGGCTGCCAAGTCAACGACAGTTACAACAAAATCTACAGTGTTGGCACCGTCAACCAATGTTACGGTTTGTCCAACATAAAAACCCTGTGGATTTGCAACGGCAACACTGGTAGCACCAGAACCAACAGTCGCAGTTAGGGATGTCAGCAAGTTAGAAAAGCCAGTTTCTTTAATTAATTGCACTGTTCCGCCCTGTACCGGAACCATTCTAAGCAAATCTCTCATGTGCAACAGGGGGTCTGGGTTGGCGAGAAGTTCTGGATTGGTATAGATGGTTGATGTTGCCATAGAGCCAACAGTCGAAGACGTGAGTGCTTTGCCTTCAATATGCATTCCAAAATTCTGCTTGTTGTCAACTGCTTTTTTAAATTCCGGGTTGTCGGTAAGCATTTCGCCAACAGACTTGTGGCTGTTTTCTTGGTTTTCTTCAAGACGGCCAGCAGCAAGCTCTTTTTCTTCTTGCCATTTTTTAATTTCTGAGTTTTCGGTCTTCAGTTGCAACATTTCTGCTTCCATAGACTTGATTTGCTCGGCAGCTTCGTCACCACGCTTGGCGGCTTCTTCTTTGTCTTTACCGCTGGCAACATCTCGCTCTTCGATACTCTCGGAGATTGTTTTAAATTTTTCTTCTACACCGCTGAATTTTTCGCTCAGTAGTTCTTTTACTTCTGTTAAGTTTTCGGTAGCCATTGTTTTTCCTCGTTTAATTTCTTAAAAAATCTGCAAGATTCGCCATGTCATCCTGCTCTACTTCATCATCTGTTTTTTCTTGCGGCTCAACATCTTCTTGAGTGGAATCTTCCGGCTCATTTTCTGATTCGAGTGCTTTACAGTTAATATCTTCCAATGTTTTGACTTTTTCAGTCAACTCTTTAACCAAATCGGTTAATTCTTTTAGTTCTTCTTTCATTTCGTTTTCTTCTTTCACGCTGTCTATTGTTGCGTTATCGTTTGCAGGGAATGTAACCAGAGAAAACTCGTATAACTTAACCTCTTTAAGTGTTCTTATCTCTGTTTCTTGGTTGTATTCTTGTATAATTGTTCTATATCCAATAGACATCTTGTCTATAACTTTAGCGACAACGTGTTTTTTTACATCTTTTCCGAATGTGGTTCCCGTGATTTTTCCTTCAACAAAAAGACCAACTTCGTCTTCGTATATTTTTATTGGGATTCCAAGCGGTTGCCTTGTGTCGTGCTGCCAAAGAATCTTAATTTGATTTTTTGGGAAACGCTCGTCAATAGTTTTCTTAAAAGCACCTTTTTGAATTACGTCTCCATAGCTGTCTGGCTTTCCGCCAAAAGTTGCTGCATATCCAGAAAACTCCCAATCTCCGTCTTCTTTTTCTTTTATCTCATAACTGAATGGTAGTGCTTTTGTTTCTCGCTTCATTCTATTCCTCTTATTTCTTTGGTTTTGCTATTCCTGTTTGCCCCTCGGCAGTTGGTTTTGCATTTTCAACAACAGGGTTTTTTCCGGTGACAGGCCACAAATTCATAGCTCTGTATCCCTTGTCCGCACCAATGATTTTGTCTATGTCTAAGTTTATCCCTAATAGTTCGTCTGTGTCTCTGAGCGGTATTCCCATGCTATCCATTATTTTTGCACTTTCAAGTTTTGCCTTAAGCATCGGGAGAAGTGCGTCAACCTTTGATATGTCTATGGAGTATTTTACATCGTTGCCGTATTCGGGAGTAACTAAATAAAAATTAACAGTATCAACAAATGACTTTAATCTTGGAAGTATTGAAAAGTCCCACAGGGATTGTTTTGCGGTTGGATAGTCACTTGAGTTTTGGCTATTTCCGGGGTCAATTAGTGTTTCTGGGACTCCATACATTGCACATATTTGTGCTTGGCTTGCATTCCTTGACGCAACATAATCCATTTCTGTTGCATTAAGAGATAGCTGTTGATATTTTACGTCAGAGCCTAATATAAGCGGTACGCCTGAGTTTGGTGTTCCTAAAACGGTTTCGTGCATTGCTTCTGAGGCTGCCTGATATTGATCTTCATCCATTGGATGAGTAAACATAAACGCTCCGGCTGGTTTACATCCATTTTCAAAAGATGTTTTTTGCCAATCGGCTGCGCTGTTGTCTGAATCAATGGTTGACGCTCCGGCCTGTGTCGCCCCTATTCCCTTGAATAGACTTGACGGGTCAACCTGCAAATAAGAAATTATATCCTTTGCCGGAATTTTTTGTATTGTTCCGCCAACATTATATTCATAATGAGAAATAAATTTGCTTTGAGATATTACAGGGGCAACATAGTCTGGGTTTAAAATCCACAGTTCTTTTGTTTTCCCCTTAAGTTTATTTTTAAAAAGGTAAAATGTTCCAGAAAGGTCTGACCTTGCTGACATAAACTGCATCAACATATCCCAAGTTAAAAACGGATTAGGTTTTCTCAGGATGTCGTAGAGTTCGTGTTCTGGTTTCGCAAGTTCCCAACGGTTTCCTTTTCTTTCTTTTACAATCCACGGCGGATTTGCACAAGCACCCATATTCATTTTAATACAGGAGAAAACTATGGGGTTTATTTTGTATCCAAAGTCAACAGATTCTTGTAGGCTATAGTTTTTTGCGACTTTTTGGTTGTTTGCGGAAGATGGTATTACAATTCTGGTGGCTTTGCTTTTTTTCTGTATGGTGGGAACGCTAGGTTGGTCTAAAAGCTCCGCCCAAGAGTTATCTTGGTTAGGGTCGAGCTTTGTATCAATATACTTGGTTGTCAAATATCACCTAAATTTATACATTTATTTCATCTTATATAAAAATAGCATATCTGTCCCCCTTTGTCAAGTTTTTATTTTTAGGCGTATTATTTATAACAGTTTGCGAACCACTATAAAACTCCTATAGTCTCGGTTCTGTCTGGATAAACTATGCTCAAACGGTCTTGGCTCAGCTTTTCTTTCAGCATGGCAGCAATGTTTTTCGCATGTTGCTCAAGTACAAAAACAGAAACAGGGAATCTTGGGTAGTTTATTAATCCCACAACGACCCCTCTCTCCATTCCGTTTTTGTATACATAATGCGTTTCAGTTACCGAGACACAAAAACCATTATTACAATATGACTGCATTATTTTTAGTATTTTGCTAAATTCAACTGTTTTTCCATTATGCATCGCACCACAGTATATTTTTATTTCATACGTTTCGCATCTCTTCATTGTCTTCTCCAAACATCATTTCATATCTTCCGTTATAATCAATATTCATAAAATCAAGAACCTCTCCTATCCCAAGTTTTTCAATACAATATTTATATTGTTTTGGGTGTGTCTTTTTCATTTTATGAAATCTGTTGTTTCCATTATCTTCAAAATGAACTCCAAACATGCAAAACATACATCCTGTTCTGTCGTATCCCATGTCGTATATTTTAGAATATGCTATTTCATTAGTTTTTATATAATCCCAAATGTCTTTTTCTGACCAAAATGCAATAGGCCAAGAAACAGGTGATTTCATTTCAAACCCATTGCACCCGTTTTTTAAATACATCATTTGCCTGTTTCTACTCTCTCCTGCCATCATCCCCATCATCGGATGTTTTCCTGATTTTTTAGCAAAAAGCTTTAATGGGTTTTTCTTCAACTTATCACAACAAGCATCACTAATCTTAAAATCAGCAGTTATTAAATACTGCCATTTTTTAGAAATCATACCTTTTTTACCTTTTGGCCACCCATTCAACCTTCGGTATTTCTGTACTATATCCTTTGTATTTCTATATCTGCTAATCGCACAAGATTGCTCTTTGGAGATCACGGGATACCCGTGCTTTTTTATCACGTCTCTAAAACTCATTTTGGGTTTAAGCCAAATTACATTATCAACAGTTTTGACAAAACTTCTTATTTCTGGATATTCCAAGCCAGTATCCACAAACACGCCAACAACATCGGGATAAACAGACCTGACGATATCCAATAAAACGGTAGAATCTTTGCCTCCAGAAAAACTTACATAAACCTTGCCGTCAAAATGGTTGTACCACTCTTTAATTCTTTCTTTAGTCATGTTTATTTTAATATCTAGCGGTAGTTTTTGTCTTTCTTCTAGCTCCCAGTTATCCACTGATTCTCTCCTTTATATACAAAAACGAAAATAATGCTTTCTGTTGATACGACATGGCTTATTACTTTTATTTTTAGGTGTATTTTGTCGTTGTCTATATTGCTGTAATTTTATACATTAATCCCAAAATAAGTCCTGCTCCGAGTATGATAACAAATATATCCTGTATTACTTTTCTTGTGTCTCTATGCATAATTCTTTCTCCTTTGATTTTTTAACAGCATTCATTAGGTCAATATAGTCTTTCATCAAACTCTTTTGCTTGCCAAATAGTGTCTCGTAATCATTTTGCAGGTTTAATAACTGTTTTGCTAGGTTTATTCGTGGTATAAACATAATTATCATTGTACCAACCCCTGCAAGAAATCCAATTAAAAACATTATTATTTCTATAGTCATCTTTATTTCCTTTCGTCTGATTTGCAAATATATTGCGGTTTAGTCAGTTCTGGCTTTGTGGTTTTCATTATGTCGCTCATTTTTGTTTTAACAATCTGTGACCATCCAGTTTCTATACAGAATGTAATTTCCAAGAGTTCTGCATCTTTATATACATCAAGTTTGTGTTGTGAATACGTATCATCATTATATCTTTTGCAAAACTTAAGGTGAGAATTTACATGGCCCATACAATTCCACGTTTTTCCGAGGCGTGTAAACTTAGGATATGTGCCGCCACTAGAAAACTTTCCGTCTTTGTGTATTTTATATATACTGTATTCAGGCATTATCTTTATCCTTTACGCCACACTTATATAAAAAACTACAAACATTCGCCCATCTAACCATTGCTTTTTTGCTTTTTTCGCATCTTGTGGTTAAATATTTATGCATATTTTCAAGCGTCTTTAGTTTTGCGAAGGTAATTATATTTTCTTTTTCCTCACTAAAAAAAACAATAGTTACTGTAGGCAATATCAGGCAAAGAAAAAACACAATATTAATGCCAACAATATTTAAACAAAAGCTTGCATATGCAAAATGAACAAAGAAAGACTTAACAATAGAAAAAAATCCAGAATCAAATCTCCAAACAAAAGTCACCACAGGAACGAAAAATATTATACAAAAAGCATATGCTAAAATTTCATGGGCTGTCATATTATTCCTCTCCATTTTCTTGCGGCTCAAAAACCTCAAAACACCTTATTGCAAACAAAAAACCAGTAATTACATCAGCAGCCTCGCCCTTGGTATAACTTGCGCTATTTTCGGCAGCGGATAATAATGAAAAAAGACCATCTTCGCATTCAAAAAATGTTGGCTCTAATTCGTGCAAATATTGAACTATTGACAACATCTCTGTTTCGGATATTCCTGCTACACTAAATTGGTCATTAGATTTTACAAAATCTTCGATACTCATTATTCATCTCCTTTACATTCGTGACATTCATTTTGGTTTTCGTTTTTGCAGGAATCGCAAATTTCAATTTCTTTAGTCCACTTGTTCCACATGTCTGCAACTATTTGTATTTGTTCGTTTTCTGAAAGCATTGTATGCTCTTTATCGTTTGTTCCAATGCTTTCGCATAAGTCTTCGTATTTACACGGCTCTCTATTTGGGCAGTCTATTGACCACACATCGTATTTGCACATATCTGCAAAATAATAATCAACAACAAATCCCGATGGACACTTGTTTAGTTTTGGATAAATATTGTCAACAAATATTTTTGGCTTAAGTGTGCTTTTGTAAATTTTAGGACTATTAGCCATTTTATTCTCCATCGAAAGTTCGTGGCTTTCCGTCAAGACCCTCAAGCCTTTCGTTGACCTCAAAAAGCTTATTAATTAACAGCGACACACATGCCCTGAGTTCTTTCACCACAAGTTTTGTTGCGTCTTCTAGCAGTTGCTTTTCGCTTCCATAAACTACATACCCCAAAGTGTAATACTCACCAAGCTCTTCGCTAGAAACAATCCAGTTCGGGCTTCCTTCGAGTTCAACACTAAATTCAATGGTGTCATGTTTCATCACAAACAATTTTTCGTTTTCTTTTTTCCAGTTTTTTTTCATTTTAGTTTCCTCCTGTGAAAAGAATACTAGCAAATAAAAAACCAAATGTCAACAAAAAAATAAAAATAAAAACACTTGACTTATAACATAAAAAACTGTAATATACTCAAAACTTAAACGAAAGGAAAATGTAAATGAAAAAAACAATAAGCGTTAAAAAATACAAAGAAAGAACAAAGACGGTATGGGCAACTCAATATAATGGAACAAAAGAAAGCAGAGAGGTGATATCTGACTTCTTGGGATACGATGTTGTTGAGTTAGAGTCTGCAAGCGGAAGAAAATGGCTTGTGATCGACTACAAGAAAAAACATAAACACTCATTTAATGCAGAGATGTCAGACGGAGATTGGGTTGTTGTTGAAAAGTTAGATCATCATAAGTTTTTAAAAAATAATGACTTCTTAGAAAGATACGAAAACCAATTGGATTTTACCAAAAGATAAACTTCCAGAACACGGACAGAAATGTCTTTTAAAAATGAAAAGCGGGATTATAATTGGTGCCAAATATAACGATGACGGTCTTGGGTTAACTTGTTTTGTAAGAATTTTGTGTTTTAAATTTAGTATCGGTGTCGCAGAATATTGGATGGAGCAACCGGAGTGAGCAACATTAAATACAAACTGGTAATACCAGAAAAAGAGCCAGCAGAAGAAGATAAAGAAAATAGAGTTTACCGTGGATTTTATTTGCAGCCATACTTTACTGTTCACAATATTGAGGCAACAATTACAATTAACCTAGACGACAAGAAAGAAAAAAATGGTTGACAATATTTGTAACATATATGTAGATAACAGCGAGCGGACAATAATAATCTATTTAGTGCTTAACAATCCGATAGAGAGCATAGAAAGTACGGTTATCGTTGGCGATGGAAAGAAGTTAAATGAAAATAAAGATGCAAAAAAACAAGACAGGTGGTTAAATAATGAGTAAAGAAAAAGATTTGTTTTATATTATAACGCTTTCTGCTGAAAACAAAGATGGCGAGACTATTGTTGGCACATATTCTGGAATAATTGAAGACTGGGGACTAACTTCGATTCAGATATACGACTATATTTTTGATAAGTCTGAAAAAGATATGATGAAGAAAAAACCAAAAGAAGGTGTCGCATGTTTGTTTTACAGTATTGAAGTAAACAAGAGACAACAGGATATTAAAAATGGCTGAAACATTTGAAAAGAAACTGAGATTCGATCAAAGATGTATTTTCTGTAATACAAAATATTCTCTTTTTGAAAACAGTAAAGGCGGAGTATATTGTTCAAGATGCGGAAATGAAAGCGATGAGGAAACAATAATCGCAACAACTATAAAAAGACTAACAGATGTTTATCTAAGCGTTGGAGGAAAAATATTTCACAAAAAGATTACAAACAGTTGACGATGGATACACTGACTGTGTAAGCAACTCAAGGCGATATCAGGCTCTTGGTAACTGCTGGACAATAGACGTTATTTGTCATATATTTAAAGGACTGAAACAATGACAACAATATTCGGAGACTGCTTACAAATAATGAGTGGACTGAAAGACAATTCTGTAAACATGGTCTTGTGTGACCTGCCATACAGACAAACAAAATTAAGTTGGGATACAGAAATTGACTTAAAAGAATTGTGGAAACAATATGACAGAATAACAAAAGAAAATTCGGCAATACTTCTGTTTGGTCAAGAACCATTTTCTAGCAGCCTTAGATTAAGTAATGTAAAAAACTATAAATATGATTGGTATTGGGAAAAAGAAAGATTAACAAATGTTTTTCAAGTAAAGAAAAGAGCAGGAAAAACAATCGAGACAATATCTGTGTTCTATAAAAAACAGCCAACATATAATCCACAAATGTTAATTCACACAGGAAAACCAGTAACAAACAGCCCAAAAGGAAATCACACAGGCACAAGTGCCACAAATTTAATTAAAGTTACACCATATGTAGATAACGGAACAAGATATCCTACACAGGTTCTTAAATTTAATCGTGACAAGTCAAAATTACACGAGACACAAAAACCTTTAGCGTTATGTGAGTTTTTAATTAATACATATACAAATCACGGAGATGTTGTTTTGGATAATTGTGCCGGCTCTGGAACAACAGGTTTAGCGTGTAAAAATACAGGGAGAGATTGTATATTAATTGAAAACGATAAACATTATTTTGATGTTCTTACGGAAAGGCTAAGATAATGAAAGAAAAAGCAAAATACACAATTATACAATATAGAGAAAACTTTGAAGCAGTAAATATCGGCATAGTGGTTATAAAAGAAAAGGGTTGCGATTACCAAATGACATCTGACACTTCAAGGATTCAATTATTGTTCCCTCAGATTAGCGTGGAGAGAACCAAGATCGCAATCGGGTTTTTTCAATACCGTCTCAGAGAAATTAAAAACGAGACTGAACTAATAAAATTTATGTCAACCAGAGCAAATGAAATAAAGTTTACAAAATTGCTTCCGATGGTTATTACTGACAATTATGACATAAACAAAGAGTTTAGATATTTTGTCAAAGTAAACCCAAGCACAATTTAAACAAAAAAATACAAACCGAGACTGGCCAGCTTCAAAGAAAAAGTATGGACTTATTTTAAGTCTTCTCAATAAAGTCGTCACATCGGGATTTAGCACCATCACAATCAATATTGCCACACTTCTTGCATTCGTGAAAATCTTTGTGGTTATAAATGAATTATTCTTGCTCCGCCTCCAGACATTCTTCCGGTCTGACTGTATCTTCACCGTCACATTTTAGGTTTAAACTTCCGTCTGTAAGATAACCACGCAAACATATTCCCCCAAAAGCCTCATTACAATCGCCACAATGAACGCCATCCTCGTCTGGAGTAATTTCTACAGGTATTGTAAAAGATTTCATGAAGTCTCCTTAAATTTCAAAATACCACGCCATAGGTTCGCCATAACTCCATCTTGTATAAAAATCACAAGAAAACTCAGGCTCTATTAGTTGAATAAACATATGGTTGCCAACTTCAATAAACTCACAATACTCGTTTTATACCCCGTGACTTCTAAGCCATTTTTCAACAGCAAATTTTGCATCGTCAACACAAGACTCATAGACAGTTAAAGAAAATGACGGAATTAAAGCACCATCAGTATAAATCTTTCCAGACTCCGCAACATAGGTGCAACCACTGTCATATTCTTTTAAATATATTAAAATATCTCCAAGCACCAATATTGACTTTAAAGAATAGTTCACGGGGTTATTTCTATCAACCCACTCAAACTCATCCGGCAAGTCAATAAACAATAATCCCAGTCTAGTATTCATGTCAAGCCCTCCATCCATAGCCTTTTTGTAATCAGTTTCGCATCTATCGTCACAATCTTCTTCAATATATTCTCTCTCTCTTATCCATCGCTCAACGGCTCTACAAACTTTGCCGAGATCATCACTGTGAAATCCCGTGAAATCAAATAGATAACCAACATCAATGTACTTGTCGCAGCCTTTGCTAAATACACCACAGTAACAGTCGTAAAGCGTCCCGTTTTTAAATGTTGTGAAACAAAACTTTCCAACCTCAAGATTGCTATATTTGTCCCACTCAAAAACATCTGGCAAATCTCTAAATACTAAATCAACTGTAGCCATGTCAAAAATCTCCATATAAATTAACAATAAAAACACAATAACACACTAAAACCAAAAATACAAGATAAAAATTAAAAATAATTTTATGCTGGTCACACAAAAAAAAACCTTGACATAACGGTAATAATGTTCTAATATACACACAACTTAAAAAGGAGAAAACAAAATGAGTGAAAATTTCGTACAAGATGCTTTTGAAAAAATAGTTAATTATGAAAAAGAAATCAGGGAGACGTTAGCCAGTGTAGAGCCTAAACTGCGGGCATTAGAATCCGGCGATGACTATTTGTCTGGAAACAAACAGGCACAAGACTTACATCTACAAATGACAAGTCTTGTCAAAAAGATAAATATGGAACTAGACAAAATGAAAGTAAAAGACACAAAACAGCTAGAAGCAAATAATGCTACTCTAAAACATATTCAGCAAGTTCAGAGAATTATGACTGTGTTTATTCAGGACCTTATGGATCGTATGCTTTTGCATGACCAAAGCAAGCTGCATTCACCAGAATCAGAGACATTCGCAAAGTATACCGCTAAGCTAAAGGGTTCTACCTATGGGTCAGATGAATATAAACAATTCCTTTCAGAAATGAAACCCGCATTGGATCATCACTATGCTAACAATTCTCACCATCCAGAGTATTATGAGAATGGTATGGAAGATATGACGCTGCTTGATCTATTGAAATTGCTTTGTGACTGGAAAGCGGCCACCATGCGTCATGACGATGGAGACATCGTGGAGTCTCTGAAAATTAATGCTAAGAGATTTAACATGTCTTCTACGATGGTTAATATATTGCGAAATACGATTGTAGCCTTTGGATTAGATAAGACTCCGGCAGGTCTTGATTCGCTGCATCCGGCCCAATTATAATAAACAAAAAGGGATTAAAATGAAAGTAAAAGAACTGGTAGAATATATAAAGACAAACAACCTTGAAGACTTCGACTTGAAAATAAACATTTGCGGAATAAACAAATCAATAAAACAGGAAGGATACCCAACATTATCTGAATCGTCTGACGATATTGAATTTGGGGACATTGGATATTCTGATAAAATCTGGTCACTCGATATTGATGCTCCAGATGTTGTTAGTAAATATTTATATGACAATCTTTTGGTTGACACTGTTGCAATGGCTGTAAACTTAAGTGACGTTACAAAACTTTTAAACATATTGGGGAGATAAATAATGAGTGAAATAATATTTATGGAAGATGACAAAGCGGCAGAATACAAAGAAGTTAAGGTCAAAGGCTGGGTGGCAAACGGTTTGCTATTTAGTGAAAATGAGCGTGCTGCTAGGCTTGAGGGAATGACACATAAAGAATGTAGCCAATGTGGAATGGCGTTTGATAAAAAGTCTTTCTACACTTTATGCCCTTCCTGTTTGGCAAAGTCTGAAAGAGATAAGTATTCTAATCTAGCATATGAAAAATGGGACGGAAAAACACCAATGGCTTTATATGATTCTGATGAATATTTTTACGATGAATATGACGTTGATTGTTATTGTGAAGAAAACGATTGTGATATTGGAGACTTAATGTTGGTTTTGTGTGTTTCACAAACTGTTCACGAGCTTGAAATGGTAGACATTTACAATGATATACTTCCAGAAGACGGAGACGAGAGTTCCTTTCCACAAGATGTTGTTGACGCTTTCGACAACCTAAACAAAGTGATATCAGAAAACAAAGAACCTGTTTCTTGGTGGGCAGGAAATATTAGAACTTCGGTCTAAAAGGGAGAATAAAAAATGCCAATAGTACCCAAAAAATGGTTTGAGATGGAAATTGAAAAGAGAACTGGCAGACCATATAAACAATCAGACCCAAGAAATCTCGCAACACCTATTAATAATCATTATGAAAAATTTATAAATATTACTGGATTCGGAAAAAAACATTGTAAAAACTGCAATATGATGAAAGATGAATATACAGGAAGCGAACATGAGTTTAGCTGTGTCGTTTTTAAGTCTGGCAACGACTTGACATACGATGAGGAACACGATGATTTTATTCGGAGTGGAGAATGCTTTAAGGATGAGCTTTATTCTAATCAACTGTCATCAATGGTTAGAAATTCTAAGAGGATGTTTCTTGATCTTGAATGTGCCATTGAAGTCATTGAAGAATATCATGGTTTATATTATAAGAAGGAGGAAGACCAAATTTGTAGTGATGATCTGTTGGCGATTTTTAAAAAGCACTTTAACAAAATTAAGGAGTGCCAATAAATGAGCGATAGAAACGAAAATCAGTATACAAAATACAGAAAAACAAAATGTGAGAAATGCGACAAACACCAAAGACTATTCAAAAGGATGCTTGACGTTCACCACATTAATAAAGACAAGACAGACAATAGAGAATCAAACCTAATTACCGTCTGTAGAGCTTGCCACGCCAAGATTCACTGCGAAGACGGAACTTGGGGCAGGGGTAGACTCGCAATACAGACCTGCGAGCTATGTGGGCGAGAATTTACAAACCCTCAAGGCAAAAAGAAAGCAACATGCTCAAAAGAATGTTTCCAAGTGATTATCGGACTGAAAGAAAAAGAAGAAATATACAACGATAAAGAAAAATTGGCATGGCTAATAATATACAAGCTGAAACACAAAAACATGAAGCCACACAAAGAATTACAAAAATTAATCGACAACGGTAAACAAGAATGGATGGAGTAATCGTGAAAACAAAAACAAACCTACGGGGCATAACCGCAAAAAACCAAATTATATAAAAAAAATACTAGCAAAATTATGGGGACACAACACAAAAAACCACTTTCTAATAAAAAAAATAAGAATAAATTTATGGTTTCTTCCGACTTTCCCACTCGTCTATCATTCTTGGAAAAGATTTCCCCTCCCCATAGGAAACATTTTTAATAACAACTATTTTCTTTTTAAGCGCGAACAAAACACCAAGGTCAAAATGACTGCCAAATGATGTTTTATCAAAAAAAATATGGGCCTCATCGCACGACATCATGGCCTCGGTGTTTTGTTCGCAAATATTAATACCGGTTTCGCCTTGGTTTGTATCTCTGTGTGGAAAGTGAACCGTATGCCCAATAGATTCAAGACCTGACACATATCCCGTTAAAGACTCAAGGTCTCCGTCACTGCAATTTCTTACACTGCAAACCAAATAGATATTCATCGCTATTCTCCTTTATACAAGTTTAAACTTTTATTTATTCTTTTAAGGCTTGTGTGCCTTGTGTTTAAAAAATCTTTAAATGACTTCTTTTTGAAAAATCCAGCCTGATTACACCAAGCGCTTATGTCTTTATAAAAATTGTCGTTCTGTGACCCATAACAATCAACATCTCTCATAATGTAGGGTAAATATTTTCTTTCCTTAAGCCAAGAAATCCTATCGACAATATTAGATATTTCCATGTCTGGGTGGCAATAAACAAAAAACTTTAATTTCCAGTCTTTAGCCCAATCAAGAAGTTTTATTTTCTTTTCTATAAGTTTCAAATACGACCAGTCATCAAACGCAAAGATGTATTCTCCTTCGTAATTAATATTGCTCAATAGTATCGAGTTCTCAGAATCAACTAATCTTAAATCTAACCCCTGATTAAAACTACATCTTATTTTCTTATCTACAATCTCTTGCAGTATTTCTTTATGGTTCGGGAGGGCAAGAATGTTGTTGTCCATAAATTTAACAACCTTATGCCTGACTATATCGCTAATGAAACCAACCTGTCTTATATGCCCCTCCTTCTTGGGTACTTTACAAAAGTAGCAATTTCTTATGCACCCACGGCTTATAAATCCATAGGAAACTTTGTTTTCTGGATATATGCCGTAGTCGGGCAACAAGCATTCAATATGGTCTGGCAAATCTTTATCAAGAGAATATCCCGTTCCGCCAAAGTCAATATCATCGCCATGTATCCACCCCAAATTTCCATCAAAAACAACACTACAATATATTTTATCATAAATGCCAGAAGAAAAAGAATAATGCCGCTTATTTCTCGAAGGATAATAGGGCAAACCAAGCCGACAAAGAGAGATCGTATCGCCAATAGATTTGTGATAAGCACTTAGCTTCATAAGAGCTAAATTAGGTATTTTCGAGTCTGCATCAATCAATAATATTTTCATAACAAAGAACATAACACAAAAACAACAACAATGCAAGGGAAAAAGCGTTTTTGCTAAAAAAAATTACGAATAAATTTATTAGGGCAATACAGACGTTAAATGTAACAACAGTACTGTTATTACAAATAGGGGGGGGGTAATGTAACATAAGCACTGTTATTACATTCAAATGTAACATAAGAAGTGTTATTACATTCAAATGTAATATATGTACTGTTGTTATATTCAAAATCCGGTCGGTGTTTTTTTTCGTATTTCGGATTATCATATTTCATAAAGCCATATTTCGGAAATACGTATTTCATAAAGTCATATTTCGGAAATATGGAAATAAGGACAAAAAAATGACCGACCATTCAGGCCGATCAAAGTATTCTTTTTAGTTATATTACATATAACTATCAATCAATTTATAAACTGTATCATATATCTCATCTCCGTAATTTTCAGCAAGCTGAAAAGCCACATGTTCGCTGAGAAGATAGCCTTCCCCAGTTGCTTTTATAATGTTGCCTTCTTCGCTATTTAGTGCTTCGTTTATTTCACCGCTAACATCATCAATATTTATCTCGTTATCTTCACAATATGATTCTAGGCTTAATAAGTTTTTTCTGTTTTCGTTTGTCATTTTCTGTATCCTTTTTATTAAGTTAAAAAATATTTCCGACTTGCAAGATTGATTATATAGAAATGATTTTATATGTCAAGTAAAAAATGCATTTTATTTTAGTTTATTTTTACCAGTCTATTTTTTAAGATATTCATATTTCGGAAATATGACTTTATGATATATGCATATGTGAAAAAACTTTTTTAGGTCGTCAATCCATTATACCAAAAAACAAAATGTTATGTCAAGCTTTATTTTAAAAAATGCACAAAAAAAACTGATATGAATAAATCATACCAGTGATTCCTTTTTGTTATGGTTTAGAATCCCTGAATGATAAAACCCGCCTCGCATGGGATTTCTATTAATGTTGTGGCATTGCTTATATCCTCAAGAGTCTGATAATCCTCTCTGCCATATTCCTCTTGAAAATCAGCAAGACTGTCATATTCGTAATAGTCGCAACAAATAGCTATAACATCAAAATCAATATTTTCGTCTATATCCTCGCTTAGTTGCTCAAGATATTCGTATAATGCTTTTCTGCCTTCATAGGAGAAGTTATCCGGTCGTCCTGCTAATCTGAAAGCATCGCAAAATTCATATTCTGACACTGTATTAATAATTGCCATTGTATACCACCTTTTTTTAAATTACGAGTAAAATTATAAAAACGATTATAGCAGCTAAGCCTAGTAAAACATCTGAAAGCCAGCTAATCAAAAACCTGTCTGTCAATCCCAGTTTTTTTATTTCCTGTTTAGTCATTGTTGACACTCCTTTTTTGTTCAGTGTTTATAATTCTCTGCCTGATTGATTTGTTTATTGATTTGAGATTTTTAAAGCTCTTGCCCGATATCACTCCCTCATTTTGATATCTTGTTACAACATCAAACAATATTTTTCTTGTTTCGCTTAAGATTGCAATCTCTGCCTCATTCATAATTTATCCTTTTGTTTTAAGTTGTAAAACTATTTCCTTAACTGTTATCTATTATATAGAAATGATTTTACATGTCAAGTAAAAAATGCATTTTATTTTAATTTATTTTACCAGCCCTGTACCCTTCCAAAAATCCTAAAATAAAATCATATAAGTCTACAGATAATTGGCCTTGTCTGTATTGATAAATTTCAATTTTATCGCCACTGATCGCACTTGTGCCATTATATTTTTTTGCAAACGGCCAAATCCTGTCATAAAATTCCTTAAAACAGGAGTATTCCTCAAAACACTTTAATTCTTTTTGACGTATCGTGATTATCAGGTCTAACTCGCCATCATGTAAAAACATCTTATACCTACCTTTTTAAAGTTGTAAAATTATTTCCTTATCTGCTATCTATTATATAGAAATAATTTTACTTGTCAAGCTTTTTTTTAATAAAAATGCATTTTATTTTAATTTATTTTACCAGTTCAAATTTCCGATATATGCATTTATGAAACAGTATAAAACTATTTTTTTTGGTCTTGGTCTTCTACTCTTTCATTGTAACATGTTTTTATTTTTGATTGCAAGGTTTTTTTTGTTTTATTTTAGTCAATAATCAGAGTGTTATTTTTTTCTGTTTGTCAAGTTATTTTTTTAAAATAAGCAAAAAAACTTGTGCCTCTATATTGCCTTGTATGCTTTTATATTCAAGTTTGAATAGTATCATAAGCATAATTGATAACACGTCATACAAGGCAAGCTAAGAGCAAATAACAGGTTATATCTACCATAACCGACAAGTTGTAAACTAAACTTTACTATCTCAATTCTTTAGTAAAGCATCTTGGCATGGATTTTAAAATTGACAAAAATGTCGTGGTTTGACTATGCATAATGTACCTTATAGGTATACACACCGCGTCAATTCTGCCCATCGACTTGGTATTTTGACATTATGGCAATTTAGGCTGTTTTGTGTCAAGTTTGGTTTACAATCCGGTTTTTATTTTAGGCGGCCGGATATCGTTACTATTGGTGGTTGATATCGTTTTATTTAATCAAAACATCAAATCACCTTGCTATTGGTGGTCGATATCGTTTCGGTTTTGTGTACCGTTTACTTTACACTCGCACTTATATATGACATTAATGTCATAGCAAAATAAATTAAATAAAAGCAAAAAAAAAGCTTGACAAGCGATATCATTACTATATAATCATACTTAGATGATCGTTTAACAACTTAAAAAGGATAAAAAAAATGTTAGAATATCAGTTTAAAAAAAATACAAGTTTAGTTTATTTTATGAATTTTAAATGGTACTTATTCAATAAAGGTATCAATTCGGATATAAGAACAAAAGGCTTGTCAAGGCGTGATTATGCCTTGATATGCGATTGTGATTATAAAAAAATAGCTGGCCATCAGATACAATTCAATCTTGACAATATGACAATATAACAAAAGGAGTAAAAACAATGTTGTTCACTGACAAAACAGATATTGACGCTATTGTCTCTTTGCATGAGCAAGGCTGTATTAGAAATCCGATAACAGGCAAAACGGTTATGATGCAATACAATCACGCAGGGAAATATATTGCGGTGGTTTCATTTTTATCGTTCGATGATATCAAAGAAGCTTTGCAGGATGAGGAGCAAGGTTTTTTTGATTATATCGGTCAGTCAAAAAGCGAGGTCTTAGAAACTCTTGACAATAATTTTTTATCTTGGGCTATTCAATCTATGAATAGTTATGATGGAGTATTCATAGATTATTATGTATAATCAAAAGTTATGATTCTATTTTTTAAACTTTGGAGTAAAAAAAATGCAAGACTATTTTATTGGTTTTGAGTGTGGCTTTGAGTATGTTGTTGACTTGGCAAGAAGTCTTGACAATAATTTTAATTGTAACTTCCTCGGCAGATATCCAAAAGGAGGTGATTATCTGCTAAGATGCGATTCGGGCAAGCTCGGCTTTGAACTTGCCAAAAGTATGTTTGACTTCGGAATTGAGTTTGGTCAAAACCAAAAATAATTGTTGGCATAAAAAATGCAATAGCAAAATTCGTGCCAATGACAGAAATGTCGTAGCGTCAAAATAATGTCGGACAGATTTGTCATATGACAGAAATGTCGTGCAAAATTTGCGTACTATGACAAAAATGTCAATGACAGTGCGAGAGTGACATTTGGGCAAAGGACAGCAGAGCAGTGACATTTGAATAGCAGTGTGCCAGTGACATTTGAAAAATGTAACACGAATTGGACACGAATTGAAATGTATAACGAATTATAACACGAATTGAGACGAATTAAACCTAACACGAACTGAGGATTAAAACAAAATGTATAAAATTTCAGTTAAGGATATTGCTTGTTCTTTTGGATTGAGCAAACAACAAAGCGATAAATTGTTTAACGAGGCGAAAAAGGAAGCGTTTTCATACGATAAAAACTTTAATCTATCACACGAAGGGGTGTTAACAATGGATGACTTTTGGGACGGTGAAATTGTTGGGGAATACTTGTGTGACTTTTCTGCAAAAATGAGAGATATTTGCTAACACGAATTAAACTGCTCTTTTAAAACAGAAAAAAGTGTTATCCCGTGAAAACGCCTATAGTTTGTATATAATTATGTATAAATTACGGTATAATACCAAGGATTAAACGGAATATAACACGAATTTCCGTTGATTATGCAACATAAACACGAATTATCCGCTTAATCCTTGGTAAACCGTGAAAATTTGTCACGGATTGGTGGATATATGAGACGAACGGCAGTGTAATATATTAGATTTATTTGATATCACTGGTTAAATCTGTATTTTTTAGTATAGTTTGGCTATACCATATGTAGTGTAGTGTGTTACGAATTGTACACCATATGTGGTATGCTATAACGAATTGACTTATTTTACTTCACAAAAGTTACACTTTTTATTTGAGTTAAGTATATGATATTGTTTATTATACTGTAACATTTGGTAACTTTGGGTTGTTATTAACGAATTAAATTAACTATGAGGATACGAATTATGTTGACAAAACAGGAAATAAAAACAATAAAGAAATTTGGCAAATTACTTAAGGCAAGAAGGAAATTTAATTGTTCAATGCCTGATTATCTTGATAAAAAACAAGATTATCTTTGGTCTGTAAATGACATCTACCCGGCATTGATAAAGGCTTATGAAAAATTTTGTTTTGCTTGGGCTTTGGATAACAATACCCCTAAGTACCCTATTAGCTTTGCAAATTTAAAAAATAGCGTGGACTATGATTTTGAATCATCTTTTTTTGACAAGTCTGTTTTGCCTAAATGGTGGGAACATTTGTCTGATGGAAATAATTGGCACGATGCATTTAAAGCCATACACGACATTTGGAATAGGGCAGTGGCTAACGCACAAAACACTAGTAAAATAATTATTTACTTGACAACACAAATCATTAGTATATAATTACTGTAGATTGACAATTTAAAAAAGGATAATTATTATGAAACTGATTAACTTGGAAATTTTTTTAGAATCGGATGATATGGGGTACGAATTATGAAAATTAACAAGAGTGTTTATGTTGATAATTCTGGGAAGTTGTTTGAAACTATAGGCAAAACAGATTATTGTTTTGGCAGATTTAATAATTTGCTATGCTGGCAAAAACCAATGATAATGCGTCACGAATTGAGTTATTATTCACAGTATGTCAATGAGTGTGTGGGCTGCGACTTGAATCAAGCAGGATACTGTGATTTATATAATATTGAAACTAACTATAATGATAGCGAAGGCGGATTTATTTGCAGAGACAGATAACAACTAAGGAGTGTATCATGTCAATATTTGAAAACGAAGCTAAAATAAACGAGGCATTGCCGGATAATTGTAAGTGCTATTGGTATAATACAATGTCTGAATATGGGATTTACTGGAATGAAAAACTTGTGCATAGTATATCATGCTATTCAGGTGAACCAGTTGAAAATGTAATTGCAGAAATTAATGATTTTTTGGTTGGATACGAATTAATTTAATTATTTACTTGACAGCACGAATCATTAGTATATAATTCACTGTAGATTGACAATTTAAAAAAGGATAAAGATTATGAAAACATCTAATTTTACCAAGAGCGAGTGCGGAATTGATATCGAAGTAGAAGTTGACCACGATCACGAATTGGGTAGAAGTAATTTTATTGAAAGTTTTATTTCCCTACCAGAAAAGGGGAGTAATTCTTGGCTTTATGTTGACTATGGCAATTTGTCAAGTGATTATGATGATAGTTGTAATTACGAAAAGGTTGAAATAATAGGTTATTGTCAAGGCGATTATGCTACGATATATGTTAACTCTAAAGAATGTCTTGAAGTTTTTGGGAATGCAATTTCCCTTGCTGATTTAAGAAAAGAATGTCATAACTTGTTTTACGATAGCCCTGTCTTTTTATTAGTTACGATTAATGGAACTGATTATATGACTTTTGACTTGTTGTATGATAATTACAGTTACGATAAAACCGAAGTAATAGCCAGTATTTTGAAAATGAGAGGCGAAGACAAACTTCTTAAAAGCGAATTAAACAGACTCTTGCCAGAATCAATAGATTAAAATGCTGATAGCAGGCATTAGTTTTCTAGTGCTTGTTAGTGAGTTTTTTAATAACACGAATTTTGAAAAGGAAGATATTATGTCATTACAATACTATTCAAGAATTTCAAGCTTGATTGTAGCTATTAGAAATTGTCAAAATTCAGGCAATTCAGACTGGGAATATAAACACGAATTGAAAATAAACGAACTAGAAAAGCTATTGCCTAGCGGTAGTGGTTTAGATTGTGAAGTTTGTTTTTCACAAGATGATTGCAGTGAAAACGAATTGATTATTTTAACTGACTTCCACTATATGCATGCCGATGGATACTATGATGGATTTATCGGTTTGAAAATTGTAATTTCTGCCAGTTTGTCTGGATTGAATATTGATATTTTAGTTATGAATAATGGCTCTAGTGCAGACGATTGCATTATTGATGATTTGCTTGATTATTTAAGTGAATGCTTTTATAATATTGACTACAAAGGAGAATCAAAATGAATGAGTATAACGAATTTATTGGAAGTTTAGATGGTGGCGATATATTAGACGGTGTTAGTGATATGTTTGATATCTCAGGTGATTTTGACCTTGCTGAATACGAATTAACCGATTAGATAGGAGTGTATAATGGACATTAAAGATAACGAACTGCTTATTGCAGTAGACAAAAGTATTGTCAAGTACGAACTGATGAAAACATTAGCTTTGGGAGGGAATAGGAAGAAATTAATATCAGCATTTAGGGATAGCTGTGAGATATGCGGTGTCTACCGTGAAGGGAATGGTGGAGTTGATTGTTTTCGCTGTGTTGTCACAGCCACTAGTGGATGTGATTGCTATCACATCCGTTCTGTCTATAGATCAGTTCTGGATAGCGTATATGATGAACTTGATAAGGAAGTTATAGTAAATTCAATTAACAAAGCCCTTGATTTACTTAACAAAATTAAAGCAAACTTATTGTCAGAGGCGACAAATGGATAAAAAAATATTGTTTAGATATGATTCAGAAAAAGTTTTTGGTGCGTCAAGAAATTCAGAATTAAGATAACTTAAAAGGAGTATAATCATGAAAAATCTATTGTTAGAAGTCAAAAAAGAAACTAAAGAAATTAAATATATTTCAGACGTTCGGGGACTTCCATTAACACTTGTAGTAAATGGACACAATCTTGTTAATATACGAGAGTTTAGTGCAGATAATTATGGTAAGCATAGATTTGAGCTTGATTTGTGTTTTGGCGATGAAAAAAATTTAGATTTGGTGCTTGTTAGTGGAGCAACTTTTTACCCGTCTGATACGCTTCAAGGTGCATTGCAAAACGGAGTTGGGTTTCTTAAGCAGGCCAGAAAGTATGACGAAAAAATATCCATTAAAAATTGGACGTTTTTTAATGGATTATATTGCCTAAGCTGGGCGGATGACTTTGGTTTTAATGTTGACCCGTGTCCGGAAGGTGTTGAAGAAGATGAAAACATCAGCGGATTATCAATACTTGTTGGTGACGAATCAATCTATTATGAAATATATGGTGGGATTGAAAAGGTAACAGAAATTTTAAATGATTACCTGTGCAAGTTTCAAGAATAATTTTTAGGGGTATAATTATGAAAAATCTACTGGCAGAAGTAAAGAAAAAAATTGAATTTTAGGAAAAACAAGACCACGAGTCTAATATCCTTGCGGCACATCATTACGGAATTTTGACCGGATTGAAAACTGCCAAGCGAATGATTAAAGAAAGAATAGAACAAGATGCCGCAAAATCAGCACGCTATGCACTTACAGGAGAATAAGCCAGAAAAAGATTAGCTTACGATAGGCAAGGTTATTTATTTGATAGCCTTGTCGCTTGGTAATTTAATTTTGAAAGGAGTAAACATGTATACCGAAAAAATGTACGAAGCGATTAGGTTAAGTTTATATGTAGCCCACGAAGTTAATGCTGAATTGACTTTAAAAGCATTTAATAATGATATTGAACGCTATTCAGGACACGAATTACACGGCGATATTTGCGATGATTTGTTTGATTGTTGGATTTGCATTTTCAATAAAATTTTAACGAATTGATGCAAGTTATGAAATGGTGTTTATCTAAAGAAAACGGGTATGTTATTGTAAAAAGAGATGGTGAATCAATATTTGCTGCTACCGACCGACCAAGCAAAATGATAATCGGTGGCGATTTTCTGGATATTAAATTTAGAAAATGCAATGTAACACGAATTAAGGCTATGGACGTTTTGAAAGAAAATGGATATAAATAAAAGAAAACTCTTGACATACGAATTAAATTGTGTATAATTGTCTTGTAGCATATGGAGTGTTACAAAACTTTTAAAAAGGATAACTATTATGAAAACAAGCATCTTGAAAAACGAATTATTGGCAGAATTAAAAAAACTCAAATTGGTGGTTAACACAAAAACATCATTGCCAATCCTTAAACAAGCTAAATTGAAAGTTGACAGCGAATTTAACTTTTCAATTACTGTTACTGACCTTGACAATATTGTAACTGCAAACTTTTCTGGTAAAGGCTTTGAACAAGGTGAATGCCTTATTGACTTCACAAGACTTTATGCCTTGGTAGAAACTGCAAACAAGGGTAGCATTCGGATTGAAAAATTTGATGATACATTGCTTATTACTGGCGAAAACGAATCACCGATTAAACTTGTAATTGATGGTGATTTAAGTGAATATCCAAGTGTTGAATTTGGTGAGTCAAAAGAAATTGATATAATGTTTTCAAGCGAATTGTATAAACATTTACTTCCACACTATGAATCTATTGCCAATGATGACCCAAGAGTGTTTTTGAATGGAATGTTATTTGAAAAAGTTGATGGTAAACTTGTTATGGTGTCTACTGATGGATACACCTTGTTACATTCCACAGTTGACTGTAAAGGTGAAATGGAACAGATCATTGTTACAAGGCAAGCTATCAAATTGTTTATAGCTTGCACGAAAAAAGATGACTCTTGCACAGTCTTGTCGGTATCAAAAGGCAATTATGAAACATCTCTCGACTATACAAGCGTAAAATTTGAATGTGGCAATATTACAGCATGGTCAAGATTGATTGATGGTGATTATCCTGATTATAATATGGTAATTCCAAGAGAGTCGGACAAAACATTTTGTGCAAATCCGAAAAGCCTTGTGAAAACATTAGTTAAAATTGAAAAGGTTGGCAAAACTCTTGATAGTTATAACGGATGTTTTGTTTTAAAGTCAATCGGCAATGAAGTGAGTTTTAATTTGCGCGAATTTGGCAAGAATGTTATGAGTCAAATTGTTGAATCAGATATCACATGGCAGAATGATCTTAAGGCTGTCTATTCCACGAATTACTTCAAAAGATACCTGAGCAAAACAGTTGCAAAAGAAGTTGAACTTTCATTTACAGATGAGTTATCACCTTGTTCAATCAAGTCTGATGGTTTTCATTGTGTTATCATGCCAGTACGCATAAGTTAATATCTCAATTTATCCACATTAGTTAACTGCTAGTGTGGATATGTGGAGTTATTGACTAACTTAAAAAAGGATAATTATCATGAAACCTGAAACACGAGAGCGATTAGAGCGACAAGAAAATGAAACCATAGTAGAGGGATATTTCAATAGAAAAAAAGATGGTGATTACGAATGCCACTATAATTCTGATGTATCAATGTTCGGATTATATAAAAATGATTCGCTTATATCTACTGTTTGCTGTTACAGTGGCGAGCCAGTAGAGAATGTTATTAAACAGTTTGAAGAAAACTTATCAGGAGAATAAGCATGAATAATTTAATAAAAGATTTAGTGTCCATATCGCACGAATTAAGATCAAAAGAGCAAGAATTTATTAAACAGCACGAACCACGAATCAGGGATATAATTAAACATCTTAATCAGGACGAACGGTGCGATTGTGAAGAAATCCCCACGTCAAAAGATGATTATAATTATGTGTTTACCGATAGACGTGTTGAGGTATACGGAACATACAAGTTTAGTGGTAAGGAGTCTGGCAACATTTCAATTCCTTATTTCAGTATTTTGTCAAAACAATTCCCCCTTCATTGGTGCAAAGTATATTGCGAAATTGCAAGTGGAGCTATTGACAGGGCTAACGAATTAGTGAATACACTAGACAATATTTGTAACCATTAGACACTCAATTTGCTGGCATCATTTGGTTGGTGTCAGCATGTGGATTGTCTAACTATAGGAGAATAAATTATGAAGTTTCAAGGGTTTCTTCAAATGAGGCTAAAAGATAATAGCAAGGTAGATTCAGGCTTTGAGTTTTCTCCTGAGTGGACAATAGAAAGCGAATGTGAAGTTGTTTTATTTATAGGGTGCGATTCTTGGGAGCAATACGAATTAATGCCAAAAAACTTAAACAACCAGCATTTTGAAGTTTTTAGCAAACACTCTTTTACAAATGATGGGTTTTGTATATATAAGAAAAACACATTGTGTCACACGAATTTAATTTAACTGAAAGGGATTAATATTATGACAAAAAAAACATTTGGCAAAACAGGATTAAAGAAATTGTTTGGCGGGGAACTACACCTTGGATGGAGAAACAAAAACGGCGAACTTGGTGGATGGGTCGGGGTTTCTGTTGAAATTGATTTAAGCGTACACATATCAACAAATGCACGGGTATCTGGTGATGCACGGGTATATGGTGATGCACGGGTATCTGGTGATGCACGGGTATCTGGTGATGCACGGATATATGGTAATGCACGGGTATCTGGTGATGCATGGGTATCTGGTGATGCACGGGTATATGGTAATGCACTGGTATATGGTGATGCACGGGTATATGGTAATGCACTGGTATCTGGTGATGCATGGGTATCTGGTAATGCACTGGTATCTGGTGATGCATGGGTATATGGTGATGCACGGGTATCTGGTGATGCACGGGTATATGGTGATGCACGGGTATATGGTGATGCATGGGAAAAAAGCCCATTATATATACAAGGGTCGTTTCATGCGGCAACTAATTGTAAGTTTGGATTTATTTCAATAGGATGTGAAGTCCACTCTTTCGCTGAATGGAGAAGTGACTTTAAAAAAATTGGTGTTGAAAATGATTACGATAAAGAACAAATTAATGAATACCAAAAAATAATTGAGTTTATAATAGAAAACGGCCACTGATAATTAGTTCTTAAAAAAACAAAAGGAGAATATCATGGATAATTACGTAGAAAGCTATGTTGGAATGATAGACAGCACAGATATGGATAATGACATCAAAGAAATTTTTGGTAGTGACGAGTTGTATCTGTGTGACGAATCACAGGACCAAAATTTACCTTGACATTAATTTAAAAAGGTGGTAGACATGGAATATGATGATTTTGTAAAAAGTATGGATAGAGAAAGCATGTTTGATGATCTGTCTGGATTGTTTGTTGATGGCGACATTGATGAAACATTATATGGCAGGGATTACGAATCTGACGAGGACACGAATGAAGGAAAAAAATAATGATAATCGAAAATTACAACGAGAGACACCCAGAGCTAGAACGCCACGAACATTTTTGGACAAACTGCATCTCCATTGATGAAGCAAAAGATGTTGTCTTGTCTCTATTTGACATTAACCTGATTGGCAGGATAGGTAAAAATGCTTATTGGAGTGCAGGGCATTATGACAAAAATCAAATTCCTGTATTTTGGAAAGATGCAGACAATGACATTTCTTGAAGCAGTTGAATTAAATCTTGACTTTGATGACGAACTTTGTGGAGATTTGGTTATAGGAAATTATTGTTTCAGTAGCGTATATCCAGAAGATAATGTTACAGATTTAGACGATTATGAAGTTGGGGATACGGTAAATGTTCCCGGAACAGATTATAATCTTAAAATTACAAATATCCACGATGAAGGATATGTTGATTTAGTGGGATGTGAATAACTTAAATGAACAGGAGAAAAAGATGAATAAAAAAATGATGGTGGTTATTGAAAGCACAAACTATGGTTCTAGTAGAATTGCTATAGAGGCGACAAGTTCGGTTATTGAAGCATTATCTTCTATTATTGGCCTATTGGAGAATGGTGGCAAGCTTGAGCAAAGCAAAGAAGACCCAATAATTAAAATAATTAGCTCCTCAGAAATATCTTTTAGGGATGGTGGAGAAAGCACAATTCCAATACTTGAAAGATTAGAAAAGAAAGTTACCGATCTTGAGGAAAAAAACCAAAAAAATAATAGCGATAAAGAAAGAGAAGTTGTTTATTATGAAAATCGTCACAGTGCAAGAGCCAAGGGTGTTACAGATAAAGAATGGCGAAAGCAAGTTATGGATTGCCATTCGTGGAATTTATCTGGGCTAAAACCAAAATCAGAATAATCTAAAATTTGGAACAACAACTAATGGAGGTAATACAAATGAAAATTATTGAAAGAATGCAAGAGGCGGTACAAAATTACAAGATAGTAAGTGCAGAACTTAATTACAAACGTGCATCTATTTCATGCCTGTTTGAAATTCCGGGTTATGCGGTAAACTTCCACAGTCATTGTGATAAGCCGGAAGTCAGTGTTTGGGAAATAACAAGGGATTTCAAAGACAAGTCGATGGAATTTGAAATTGTTGGTTACAGATTTACTATTTTGCAGGGTGGTGCTTATTCGCATGAAGACCAACGTATGATTTGCGACAAGCTCAATGAGATTATTGATTCAGACAGCGAAGGCCGTGACGAAAAGAAACAGGCCAACGAGCTTGAGGCACAGATTGCTGATGATTATTGTGATGGTGACCAATGCGAATAATACTTTTAATAGCTTTCCTGATAGCTGGCCGCTCCCCTATGCAATCAATCGTAGTTGTAAGCTGCGATGGCAAGCCGGATCAAGTCTTTGAGTCTTGCGATGTATATGAGACTTTAGGAGGATTTAATGTTTGTGGTAAATATTTTAGTAATATTAACTGTGCTGCGGAGGAGGTGATACTGTGAGTAAATATAATGCTGAAAAATATTGGTCAGAATGGTTCACGGTATTCATTGACTGTAAGGATGGAACTTATAAACCAAACGAGCTTCTTGCTATGACTAATGTATCAACAGGCTTTACAACAAAAGGTGATATGATTGTTGGAAGGTCACTTCTTTTGAAAGCAGCACTGAAAGAATGTAAAAACAAAGGCTTTAATTGCAGATTACTAAATGAAAACACTATGGTTATGAACGAGAAATTTAGCCTTGAGTACTTGCCAAAATGCAGTCAACCCAATTTTATTGACGAAATAAACGACAAAGCTGATTTTAAAGAGAGTTTCCATACCAGCTATTATGATATTTTATTTTCAGGATTGATTAATGAAAGCGAGGTGACAAAGTGAGACTCTACAAGGCAGAAAAAAGACTTGAAAGAAGAAAAGCACACAAAATGATTTCAAGTGTGCTAGGGGTTAGGTTTCCTATTATTTTTGAAAGAAGTTTTATTGGAACGAGACACGAAGTATTGAAACGGGGAAATAAAACTTTGGTATTAAGACGAACCAAGTCGCTTAGAACTGCTAGACTGCCGAGGTCTGGCGATAGAGACTATGCAACATACTTTATTCAAGAAAGAGTGTGTTAAAAAACTTTACCGAAAGGAACAGCCATGAGTGGCGGACACTTTGATTACGAAGATAGAAATTTAATAAGTATTAGCGGCAGACTCAAATATGACATGGAGACTAGTGAAGACTCCGAGATTTTAGAACACCAAGATAGAGACGAACTGCTGGATGCTGTTTCGTTTTTATCAGAGTCGTGTAAAAAATTGGGGCTTATTTTAAAGTCTTATGATTATGCAATATCTGGCGACTCGTCTTTTTGTGACTTTTTAGAAAACTATCGTTTGTATAAAAAGTAAACGGAAAGTTTGATTAAAAAACATCTGTGTGTGACACGAATTAAACTTAAGGAGAACTAAAATGGAAACAGCCTATATAGTTATTGCAATATGTGTCGTATTTATTTTGTGTTATTGGTTGTTTCTTCACATACAGAGACGAAATAGGTTATCCTCGGATGGCAAGTTAAGGTTAAGACGTGATTTAGAGCATGCAAATAAGGATGAAACAGACACTCTGTCCCGCACCCTTGATGAAAAAATTGCGGCACAAACAGAGAAAACAAATGCTGAAATTCTTATTGTGACCGAAAAAAGAAGAGCAGAGTGTAAAAAGAAAATTAAAGTTGGAGAATTTTTAGAAAGCAGTCACGCAAGTACAACTAAATTTGAGAATTGCGGGCTTGAAAGTATAGCATGGTTCGTGTCTTCATATTGGTTTTCAATATTAGAAGTTAAAGAAATTAAAAACAAAACTATTTTTTATGTTGAACACAATTTGCAGATGACAGAAAAAGAGAGTTGCAAATTTTGTGACATAGAGTTTTTTATAACAAAAATTGATATTGATGACGATAGACAAGAAAATCTTGATCTAATTTATAAGAATATAGAAAATCTTGCAACCTGTGCCTATATAAATAAGAAAAGCAATTAACCCAAGGGAGTTAAAGACTGGTGATAGGCGACCTAAATGACAACACATTGGCTCTAAGTGCTATAGCCAGTGTTGACGTTTACTCTTTATTACTCCCAGCTACCGTCAGACTGTTTCTTGGCATCAATTACATTTGAATAAATATTTTCAATGTCGTTGATGTCAAATCCATATTTAACTGCCATGTTCTTTATAAATTCTTCTTTTTCTATCAATCTTCTTGCATCTGCTCCGCCAAAAGCCATGTTTTGTGCCTCAAGTATTTTCTTTGAAGTTGACACAACTGAGTTTAACATTTCTGTTACAACTTTAAGCTCTTTTATTGACAGTTTCTCTGAACAGGAAATTATGTCTGACTCAAGATCGTTTTTTTGTTTCTCAAGTTCTTCTATTGTTTGTGGCTTACTTTCCAAACCGTCAATATTATGTTCGTCATCTGGGTTTATGTTTCCAGAAACAAATATCTTTTTAGCTTTCTTTACAACCTTGTCGTCAAACCCGTTTTGTCTTAATATTTTTGTCAACATGTTTGTTATTTGAGATGCGAGCTGCTGCTGGCTATCATATATCACCAGCCAATTATTTTCTACATCTGCCCAAGATTTCCCATATGACCGTTCAAGATAGTTTATCTTGTGCTTTAACAGTTCGTTGCGTATTTCCTTAATTGGACTAAGCCTAGACCTAACCAGCCCCTTGTTTACGTATTTGAATGCCAACTCAAGAGATTTTAATTTCATTGATTTTTGAACTGTTGATATTCTTGGGTCGAGACAATAATCCCAAGCCGCCCTATAATATTTTTCTCTGAAATCTGGACGTTTTTTTCTTATAGCCTGACCGATGGCGGCTTCTATGTTGTTTTTTACAACAACAAAGTTGTCCTTGTCGGTAACTTCTACTTTTTGATTTTCTAACTCTTGCTCTAATTCCATTTCAAATCTCTTAACAATCTAACACACCTACATAGTACATGCAAATGTGTTAGATGTCAAGTTTTTCTATATGGCAATTCCTTCGTTGTTTTCCACCCTTAGATTTATAGAGATAGAAACAATGTCTTTTTCATCAAACCATATTGAATCATTGAAATTCATCTTAGAATCTAGTATGCAATTATTTAACTGCGATTCCATACTTTCTCCGAACGCCATCTTGAATGAACACGCAAATCCATTTCCAAAAACCAGACAGTCCATTAGGTCTGATACAGAGCATATTCCTTCTTTTCTAATTAGGTATTCAACAAGAGAAAAACCGGACTTACAAACATTTAATACATCTTGTATATCTTCTGGACGCTCTGTTGAATAAAGTTCATTATTTGTAAGCGATGGGATAAGCCCACAAACTCTTTCTCCTGAATGCCACATAGCCATTCCCTCCTTGAACCACATAGGTATGTTTGCCAACACCATGTAGTCTATTATTGAATGAGAAATTTCATGTAGCAGCGTTTCTGTAAAATCTTGTCCATAAGTTGCTATAACTATCTTAACTGAATCAATGCCGTGCTGGGCAACACCGACAATATGGGTCAAGTCTTCTGAATATAGCCCAGACGCACGCTCAAAGTCAAGCCCGTTGTCAACAATATATATCAACATATCTTTTTTAAATGAAAATCCCAAATCTCTACACATTTTGTCAACATTGTCGTCTATATCTGTTATTGTTTTTTGAACGTATTTCTGTGTTTCTTCCTTGAAATATATTGTAAAGTTTTTATGTGTTATGTTTTGAAATCCACAAACTGTTTCAAACTCCATTATATCCTCCGTTTATCCAGATAATAATCAATTAAACACAGCACTTATTGTTGTAGTCAACGCAAACGTCAACGTAATCCCTCATTTTACTTCACCTCCCTGGCTCTTATCCATTTTTCAAAAGCTTGCTTGGCCTCGTCTGGAGTGTCGCAATAGTCTATATTAAAAGGTTCTCTGTCCATATTAAATGAAGACCCGAACATATATAAACAAGAAAGCCATCCGTATCCATCACCAAACGGGTGCATAGTGTGTCTTAAAAGTATCTCAAAGTTTCCTAAAGCAAGATTGAAATGAATCCTGTTATTCCCGATACAACCTTCCACCCACTCAAATTTATCCGGCAAATCCCTAAATACTAAATCAACTGTAGGCATTATTCACCTCGTGCTTTCTTTAGTAGTGCGTTGATTTTGTCAGCAAACGGGTTGTGTGATTTCATAGCATTCGTTTGGATAGCTACAAATTTGTATAATTTATCAAGTGCAGGCACAACTTTTTCTAGCATATCATACATATCTTCAGCACAAGCTTCTTTTGATCCGCTGACCTTTGCTTTCCGTTCGGCCTCAAGGCATTGGTTGTGTCGAATAAAAAAATATATTGCAGTGCCACAAGTATCTAGTTTTTTTGTTGTTTTTATCTTTCGACCATTCCAGTTTTTAAAAATACACTTGTGATAAAAATCATAATAGAAATTTTTTTTTAGCCATCCACACTCTCCGCAATGCTCTCCGTCCTCATGCGGAGTTATCTCTACTGGTGCGGTAAATGTTTTTGTTTTCGTTTCCGCAGACATCATTCCAAGTATCCTTACGGGTAGGCGAGTTGTTTTATCATCTGGATTTCTCATGGTCTGCCTTTCTTTTTTATTAGTCTGATTGCCCTTCTACTTGTTACCATTTTGTGACCGCATTCAAATTCGATAAGAACGCTGCCCATTTTTCCGCTTGCAAGCATGTTACATAATTTGCCTTTGTATTTCAATCTTACTGGATTGTTTCCCCATACATAGTAGTACTTCATCCTTAGTCCTCCTTGTCGTGAGAAATAACTGTTGTTTCCTCATCAATACCGAGCTTTGTCTTTGCATCCATATATACTCTATAAGGATTTACACCAAATTTTTTATATTCAAAATCTGGAATGCCGTCCTCCTCAGATGCCCACAATTCCATGCTGATTAGTAGTCGCCTGATTATGTTTTTATATTTCTTATCCATGCTCATTCTCCCTTGTCGTGGATGTTGCCAATAAATTCATACCCGCCAAGACTAATCAGATCAGCGAGACAATCCCCGCCTTTTAGGTATCCTATATTAAGATATTTACCTACAGGGTTTTTGTCGTAGTATTCAACTTCCCACAAACCGTCATCATCCCAAACAATAACCCCGTAACATTCATTGTCTATACAAAAACAATCGCTTTCAAAAACCAAACGATCACCACCAACTAGCCTTCCCGTACACCTGCATATGGTGTCAGTCTTTATTCTTACAATACCACCTCTATCATCGTTCATATCCAAAAACCATACTGTAGCATTTGGATTAGTTCTGGGTATTGGATAACCCTCACACCATGCGTTATTGAAGTCCAACGCCTTGACCTTACATAACTCTGGATTAAATTCACTCATTAGTCAATCTCCTTTTGCTGTCATGTGCAAATAATCTTCGTGTTCAGCATCTTCGTCTTTAATTTCTTGACGACAAAAATAACACCCAACCAAATCTTCCTTATATGGTTCTGTGGTTATGCACTCATCGCAAAGTGGCTGTCCACAAATTTTACACGTTTCTTCTGTTTCTTTTCCACAATCTACACAAATTGTTTCCATTGCTTGCCTCCATTGTAAAATAAACAAAACCAGTAAGTCTGATTAAAAAGACTTTACTACAAAAAATAAATAAAGTCAAGAGATTTTTTACTTGACTTGTTGTTTTTATTTTGTTATAGTCGTTTCAGAATTTGGAATATTCAATTTAACCGTGGAGCTATAATAATGACAGAGAATAAAGACCCTATGATTAAGTTGCTGAGAGAAGCACACAACACATGGAAATCTGCAATGGCAAAGAATGCTAAGAAACATCCCGCCGATATCGTTGAATATGCAGACATGGAAGATATGATGGCGGATTTACATTATGCAGCCAGCCATGATAAAGGAGACATTACGCACCAATCTATGCCTGCAATATGTGTCGAGTACGATATGGATTATAATGAATGGCTTCGAGCGAACAAAGATTTGCTTAATCAAGTCCTTTGTGTTACAGTTATCAGGAAAAACCTTTATGCTGTAGAAAAAAAGCACAAAGGATGCAAGGCAAGATGTAACATTTGTAAAAAGAAAATTTGCCCAGTTGTTAATTTAATGTTGAAAGAATACGAAAGGCATTGTGTAAAATGACAAATCTTGCAGGAAAACCAATTTCTTATTTCGGAAAACATAAAGTGCTTTCTGATTTTTATTCTGAAGAAGAAAGAAACAGAAATGTTCTGGCAATTAATAAAAAAATGAAGGATAAAAATGTTGGATGGACTGGAGAAACTTGCGGGTATATAATTATGGAAAACATTACAAGTCAGGAACATAAAATACTTCTTGATTATTTAGATGAAATAGAACCAACCTCATGAGATACATGCTTCAAAAATATCCTCAAGACCTTCATGGTCGATATTTATGTCACCACTTATGTATCGGTGGTGACAGTTTTGTATAAAGAATGGTTTCATAAAATATATGTAAAGCAATGTGAAACATGTGAACTAAACATATGTTTTTTTTAGTTGCCGATATTTTCATCAAGAGTTTTTTAAACCAGACGTGATAGAAGATATAAATTGTGAACATTATATTTTAGGAAATCCAAAGACAGCAAGAGAGTTGGCGGATAATAAAAAGAAAAAGAAGAAAAGGAAAAGATGATTAAACTTATTAAAGGTGATTGCCTGATTGAGCTGCCAAAGCTTGAGCCTGAATCTGTTGATATGGTTTTAGTTGATTTGCCATATGGCACAACCGCTTGTGCATGGGATACGATAATCCCCTTTGTTCCAATGTGGGAGCAAATTAAAAGAGTCACAAAACCGAATGCGGCAATAGTTATGTGTGCAAGCCAGCCGTTTACTACAAAATTGATTGCCTCGAATTATCAGATGTTCAAGTATTGTTGGGTATGGGATAAGAATGTTGTCACAGGCGTATTGAACGCAAAAAAGCAGCCCCTGCGATGTGTTGAAGATGTTGTTGTTTTTTGTGGTGGACAAAGCATTTATAATCCACAAGGAATTATATTATGCAAAAAGATTTCTTCTACAGGCGATAGCGGTAACGGCAATTCGGATAATTATGGAAGCGTAAATGTAGGCAAGTACATCCAAGAGTTTACGGGTTATCCAAGGCAAGTTTTGAACATCGAAAGTGAATCAAACACAATCCACCCCACCCAAAAGCCAGTTGCATTGATGGCCTACCTGATAAAAACATACACCGACGATGGCGACACGGTTTTAGATTTTACTATGGGGAGCGGTACTACTGGAATCGCCGCCAGAAAACTAAACAGGAAATTTATCGGCATTGAAAAAGACCCTGAATACTTCAAGATTGCTCAAAAGCGGATTGACGATGCAAGAGATTTATTTACAGATATAATTCCAGAAAAAACAGAAAAACAAGAGGTTATGTTTTGAAATTTAGCTCACACGCTCAAATACTACACTGGTTTGTAAACTACAAGTCTGAACTCATGGATGGATACCAATTTATAGGCTCACCTGACCTCTCAGCACCGATGGCAGGAAAGTCTTATAAAACACCAACGATAGATATTCAAATAGCACAGAACGCAATTCTTGGAAAGTTGTGTATGGATTTTGTTAAGGGTGTAAAGTTTAGATCAGAGAAAAAGTCTATGTTAAATTTATTCTTTGATACTGAGTCTGCCAGAAAAGAAAGAATCATTGCGACAAAAGGTGAAGATTTAGTTGACCAAAAAAGAAACTATAACAAATCAAGAAGCAGATTAATTACTAGAATGGCAAATGAAATGTCAAATTCCTGTGTGTTTGATGTATTTATAAGATAAATGTCTTGACATTTTGTTTTATTTGTGAGACTATATCCTAAAGGAGAAACACAATGCACACAAAACAATTAACCGCAAAAGGGTATTCGGAAACAGAATGTGATTCTTGCAATATGTTCAACGACCATAGCTCTGAATGTTATTGTTATTTTTATGGACAAAAGTGTGACGGAACAAGGTTTGATAAATGCATAAATGACGAGTTGGTAAAAAATGTAATCAACCAACATAACAAATATAATGGAGAAAACAAATGACACCACAAGAAGAAATTAAATATCTCAAATATATAGTTGAACTTCAAAAACAAGTTATAATATCCCAAAGAGAGAGACTTGAAGGCGAAAGCGTAACCGAAATTTTAATTAAGTCAGACAAAGACGTTGACGCTATTGGAACTGTGGACATAAAGCCATATACTCAAGACTTTCCCTTTACTCCAAAAGTTTATTGTGAAAAAGATTCTTCAAATCTGCTTTTTGATAGCGGGTATTATAAAAAGGGCGGGTGTAAAATAAGCGATTTAAAATTCAAAGGGAAATAAACTTGTGGGATTTTATAAACATTACAAAAACAGAAAAGACAGACGCAAACAATATAGAGATTCCGATTCTAGGTCTGTGGATTGTACTTGCAAAAATCATGGTACGTGCAAATATTGTTGTGCTAAAAGAATGTTTTTTGACACAAAGAGGCGTGTTGCCGCAGATATTGAGATGGAACGATATTTTAAAGGAGAAGATTAATGGGATATCGACTTAGAATAGGCAAAATAAGCAAAGATGCTCACAAAAAATATGGCTCACTTGCAACAGAGGATGATGTAATACATGTAGCCGGAATAAAAGAAAGCAATATTGTATATGCCCTACCAGAATATCAAGAAATTTGGGAGATAGGAAAATATGTCAACTATTCAGACGGGTCTAGTCCGTTTTTTGCCTTTGAACTTGACGATTGTGAATTTAGTATAGTCACAAAAGAATGGTTGATTAAGCTGATAAATGAATTTCATGACGGGTTGTCTGATTATTTCACAGAGCTGGTAGATGCCTTTGTTTTTGGAGACGATAAGAAAACATCTTTTACAGACAATGAATCTGGTTTGGAAGTGTATCGCTATATGAAATCAATGCGGTCAGAGTGGAGTAGCAGGGAGCGGCTTGGTCTGTCACCATACAACCTAAAAAAAGGACAAAATGGTCCGCTTGCTAGTTCGTGGAAAATTGAATATTCTTTATTTAATCTAGTTCACATATTGCACACCTTCGATTGGGACAAAGATTATCTGATTTATAGCGGGTGGTAGTCTGGCTGTTTCAATATGCAACAAATAATACACAAACCAAAAGGAGAAGATTAATGTATGTAAACAAACACAATAATAAACTTTTAAAAGTATGGATGGATGAGTCTGAATTTTTAGATGACAAACTTCTTGTCGGTCAGATTGAAAATGTCGCAAACCTGCCGATGCTTTATAAATGGGTTTCACTAATGCCTGACGGACATCTTGGATACGGCATGCCTATTGGTGGCGTTGCTGCTCTTGATGGGTTTATATGTAGCAATATGGTGGGGGTAGATATCGCCTGCGGAATGCGTTTTGCAAGACTTCCCCTAAAATGGGATGACATTAAAGACAATGTTTCTATTGAGGAAATACTTAATAAAATTTCAGATGCAATCCCAACAGGATTTAGTCACAACAAAAACCCTGATACAGATTTTGTGCCAAGTGCTGCTGAATTTAATGCACTGAGATATATCGGTGACGAGATAGAAGTCCAAAAGATAATTGACTCAAGCCTTGGAACTCTTGGTGGCGGAAATCATTTTATTGCATTACAGGTTGATTCTGAAACAAATGATTTATGTATTATGCTACACAGTGGAAGTCGTGGATTCGGATATAAGATTGCAAAGACATATAACAAACTTGCACAAAAAAGCATGAAAGAAAACTATTCTTGGATGGCTGACGAGTTTAAAGATTTGGCTTTCTTTCGTGCTGACTCAAGACTTGGACAAGACTATCTTTGTGCAATGAACTGTGCCTTAGATTTTGCCAAGAAAAGCAGATTGATAATGATGGACAAGGCTGTTAAGGCGACAAAAGATATTATATCTCCCATTACAAGAGACGTGTGGCTTACAAAAGACAATATTGATGTTCACCACAACTATGCTTCATTAGAAAACCATTTTGGGAAGAATGTTTGGGTACACAGAAAAGGTGCAATCAGTGCAAGAAAAGATGAGATTGGAATTATTCCTTCGTCTATGGCAACACCTTCTTATATTGTAAAAGGAAAAGGTAACGTAAATTCTTTTTGTTCTGCGTCTCACGGAGCAGGCAGAGCTATGGGAAGGAAAGAAGCCAAGAGACAATTCACTGAGGATATGGCAAAGAGTGATTTGTTAAATGCAAATGTAATTACTTTGTCAAAATCAGGAAATATAATTGAAGAATCTCCAAGGTGTTACAAGGATATTAAAACAGTCATGGATAACCAATCTGACTTGGTTGAAATTGTTTCTGAACTTATTCCTTTGGGAAACTTGATAGGATAAAACAATGACTGAATGGATATTTTTTTACATAATATTAATGCCTAGCAGGATGCTTCATATAATAAGTATGTCGCTGATGGAAACCGGATTGTATACAAAGTTTGTAATGTTTTTAATGTTGTTTTGCTATACAATTATACCTAAGAGGGCAGAATATAAATATTGGCTTTGGTGTCGGAAGGAAAATAGGAATGAAAAATGAAGAATACGATGCATACATGGAAGAAATTGAATCTCTGATTGATATCGACCCAGATGCAGGAACAAAAGAATCTGACAGGCTCGGATATCTTTCTGAAATTATTGAAAGATATGAGGCTGATGAATATTTTGTTGACGAGCCAACAAAAATCGAAGCACTTCGCTTTAGGATGGAGCAAGAAAACAGAACAGAATATACAAAAAGAGAAAAGCTAATTGACAAAAAATATTCTGGAGAAGTTTTTACAAAAGAAGACGAGGAAGAATTATTACAAGAAACAATCAGGGAAAGAAAATTAAATCCTGTATATACTGACGATGATAAAAAATATCTTATTTATTTAAAAAAAGAAGCTGAGGATGGGTTGGAGTTTGCAAGAAAGATAAAAGAGAAATACGGGGTGGACAATGGCTGAAAAATATACATTAGTAGAAAGCTATGAACAAGACGAGGACTGTTGGGGAATATGTGATAGCGAGGGACTTATGATTCTCGTTATTGATTTAAGAGAGGCGTGTCCACCTGTTTCGTTCGGCAAACAAATAGTAGATGCTTTGAATAAGGAAAACAAAGCCAAAACTTGACACCACGCCAAAATAATGTATAATAGACAAGGGTTGTTTTATTATATAGGATTTTAAAGTGGCAAAAAAATACGTTGACTCAGGCAAGTTAAGTGAAATAGAAATGATTGTGGCACTTGCCGCAAAAAAACAAAGAGAAAAAGATAAAAAAGACCTACGTCCTAAAAATCTTTTACAATTTATTAAGGGGACTCACGATAACTATAAAGTGAAATGGTTTCACAAGAGTGTATGTAAGGCAATGGATAGAATTTTGAGTGGCGAGTGTAAAAGACTAATGGTGTTTATGCCTCCTCGACACGGTAAATCTGAAATCATATCGAGATATTTTCCAGCATATGCATTTGGTGAAAACCCAAACCTTAAAATAATATCTACATCTTACTCGCAAGATTTAGCGTCTTCAATGAATAAGGACACTCAGGATATTATTGATCGTGATAAATATAAAGCGATGTATCCAAAGACAAGACTGTCAGAAAGAAACATTGCAACAAATGTTCGAGATAAAGAAGGCAACAAGCCACGGCTTAGAAACGTAAAGCAATTTGAAATTGTTGGACACAAGGGAAGCTATCTTTGTGCCGGAGTTGGTGGCTCTATTGTTGGTAAGGGTGCAGACATAATACTTATTGACGACCCTGTTAAATCACAACAAGAAGCTTTGTCTCCAACTCTGAGAGAGGCAACCGAGGCTTGGTACGATGGAACATTAAAAACAAGACTTGACAGCATGGTAGACGGTGCAATAGTAATTATTAATACAAGATGGCATGAAGATGATTTGTGTGGTCGCAAGCTTAAAAAATATTTAGCAAACCCAGACACAGAAGACGAGTGGGAAATAATTAGCTATCCGGCACTAAAGAAAAGTGATGACGACAAAAATGATCCTAGAGAAATTGGTGACGCACTTTGGGAAGAAAGATTTCCGGCAAAAGAATTAAAGAAAATCGAAAAGAACACCCCGTCAATCTTTTCCTCACAGTATCAGCAGGACCCAACACCAGAGGGCGGTTCTGTATTTAAGGAACACTGGTGGCAGTTCTATGATACAAGTTTTAGAGACAAGATTATAAGCGGTGACATAACCGTAGATAGCTGGACACAATCTTGGGATATGACATTTGGTTCGCTAAACTCAAAGGCATCTTTTACAACTGGGCAGTTATGGTGCAGGATTGGCGAGACACATTATCTAATCGACCAATACAAAGAGCAGGTTGGATATGTGGACATGAAAAAAGCTTTGAAATATATGCATGGCAAATGGCCTCAATGCACAAGAATTTTAATAGAAGACAAAGCAAACGGTCCTGCTATTGTTGATGATTTAAAAAAACTAATTCCGGGGTTAATAGCTCTACATCCAGACGGAAACAAGCTTGGGCGAGCGATGACGGCATCTGATTTTTGTGCATCTGGCAACATGGTTTTGCCAGAAGCAACAATCCCCGGACACGGCTGGATATTGGAATTTATAAATAATTGTAAGATATTTCGTGGTGTTCGTCTTGAAAAGAATGATGAGATTGATTGCATGTCTCAATATATAAACGACTATGTTGATTCAAAAGTTCCGACTAACAATGTGTTTTTCATTTATAGACCAAAGAAGTCCGCAAACAATGGTTAGCTCCAAACAAAATCATCATATTCTTCAGCATATCGAAATAGCATACGCAGATCGTATATCTCTTGACTTATTTCTTTTTCCGTATACGAGGAATTATTGTGTCTTTTGTGTATATCAAAAATATTATTAAGAAATATGCGACAACTATCTTTTCCTG